CAAGAATGAAATCATCTTCTGCTCTAACTACTACGTCAGAGCAAATTCCGCCTTCGTAGTAACCCTTGCCTGTATCGAATGAGCAAAAAACATTTACAACGTTAGAGTCGACGTAATCGACTTGATCAATTTTTAAGTTATCTATTGTTAAGTTCATATATACAAGGTAAGGCAAAAAAGAGCTGACGTCAAACTTATTGGCGTTTATTTTAAAGAAAGTTATTCACAAAACACCCACCCTATTAGTTAGAAAAATACGAATAAACTTGACACAGATAGCCCGGGGGGTGGTATATATCAATATCCCCTATAAATTCAAATCAATTCAAATTATATGTATAAAAAAAACAACCCACCCCATTAATGAGAAATAAATTAAATTCAATTAATTAAGGGAATTAGAAAAAGCAAAAAAAATCCGAACCCATGTTATTTCTGGGGGTTGGCGGCGAAATCAGTGTATTTATTAGTACAATGAACTCAATTATATCAGTGTGTGAAGAATACAGCGACAATGTATGGTATTCTGAATTTGATGAGTATTCTATGCCTACAAAAATAGCAATAGAAATTGAAAAAAAGTACAAATTTAACTTTTTAAAAACCGTACTCCGACATGGGTACATATTAGGTGGCATGCGAAGAAAAGATGAGAATTATTCTATTCTTCAATTAGAAAAGTCAGAAAAGCCAATAATATTGTCTGATTTGATATAAATTAAATTTAAAATGAGCGAGAGAGAATGCGCTGAAGGTTCGGCGCACAATACACAATTATGTTGGGTACATACTAAATGGGGCAGGCATCAAGCTAGGGTATTAATGGAAACAATACAAACAGAAGGTCATTATGTTATTGTACAAATGATAAACAATGCTTTTGAATTAGAAGAGTCACTAAAGGTATTTACAATAGATCAAATAGAATATATTTAAAATAAATTTCGGGGCATTATAATAATATACATATGTCTACATACAAAAAGAATAGATACTACAAACTAAGAAGAGAATGGAAAGAAAGTAAAGAAGAATACAATAATATTAATGAATTATACAAAGGAATTGAAAAACAATTTATAATTAATATAATTAAATTTTGCGAAGATCACAAATTGGCGAATCCATTTACCGAATCGTCTCCTGAAGCTCAAAATGTTGGCGGCGATGTAATTTCTTCTTCTTTTAAATCACTATATCGAAAGATAGCAGTACGTACCCATCCAGACAAAAACAAAAACAAACCAAATGCGCGCGACATATATGAATCAGCAACTATAGCCAAGAAAGAAGGAAATTTACAGGAGCTTCTCGACGCTGGTAAAAAGGTAGACATTAAATTAAAAGCAAATGAATTAAACTTAGACGAATTAGATCTACTTGAATCTAATGTAAATGAATTAAAAATTAAAATAAACAAAATTAAAAATAGTTATCCTTGGGTTTGGTTTCATTCTAATCCAAGTAAAAGAAATATGATTTTTTATAATTTTATTGAATCTTCATCTTAATATAATGAAATGTAATAAAAATACGAATTCTGAAATTTTGAGGAATTTCGTGTTGAAAACTTCTACTACTTTACTATAATATAGTGTATAACTTACTACATGCCAAAGAAAAAAACTGACTTACAAATCGGGCAGTTTAAATCAAAGATTGTTGTTAAAAATATTGGTTTAACTGAAAAGCAAAAGTCGCTTGTGCGATTAGGGCTAGATGACAATAACAAAGTAATATTTATTACTGGACCAGCAGGTTCAACTAAAACATTTATGGCTGTTTATTGTGCTCTTAAAAAATTAAAACAAAATGATGAGTTGGATCTAATGTATGTTAGGACCGTCATCGAGAGTGCTGATAAAGGGCTTGGAGCTCTACCAGGAGATATAGATGAAAAGTTTAACCCTTATATGGCTCCACTGGATGATAAATTAAGGGAATTACTACCTTCTGGGACAGGAATTAGGCAGGAGTTAATTCAAAGCAAAAGAGCTCAGGCTATGCCTGTTAATTTCTTAAGAGGAGCTAGTTGGAACAATAAGATTGTTATTGCTGATGAAGCTCAAAACTTCACACGCCAAGAACTAACAACTTTAATGACTAGGTTAGGAGAAACTAGCCAATTATTTATTTGTGGAGATTACATGCAGAGCGATATCAATGGAAAAAGCGGATTCAAGGGTATGTTTGACTTGTTTGACGATCAAGAAAGTGTAGAAAGAGGAATTCACTGTTTTTCATTTGGTATTGAAGATATCAAGAGAAGTCAAATCTTAAAATACATTATTAAGAAAATCAATAAAAAATAGTGTAACCACTATATCATGGCAAAAATATTTTTTAACGACAAACAATCAGGAGATAGTCTTACGGCGACCAATGTTAACGACATTAAGGACGTAATCAATACAAACGCTGATCAATTAGAGTCGGACATATCTAGCTTACACTTGCAAGATAGTGCAAGCAGTTCATCCACTACAGCAGAATCTATAAGTAATGGAACTGTTAGTGGTTATTACGACAATAACGATCAATTTAGGTACAATCACCATATCATTCCAGAATCTAATGCTAATTTTGACATTGGTAATGCAGAATATAAAGTTAGACATTTATTTTTGTCAGATAATTCTTTATGGGTTGGAGATAATAACAAAATTACCATTGGTGCAGATGGAAGTATTAATAATGCACGTATAGATAGAAACATAGTACCACCATACATTCAAACACTGCTTGACGACAATGCAGAAGAGATCTATGAATCAATCAAGGCTCCTAACGGCATTCAGGAATTCGCACTGGTTTCAGCTATTTCTCCTGAAATGTACTTAAAGTATGCTCAACAATACAATAATGATGTAACTATTGACGACATTTATCCACCAGAAGGAACAGCTAATTACGACAAAACTCAATGGAGTGTTAATGCGAGCATGATTCCATTTAAGAAAACAAATGCACTTAAAATCTCAAGTTACACACCATCATCACCAGCTAGTAATACTATATATTTCGAATTAGACTTGGATAAAAGCTCTAGTTTTTATCTGGAGTTAAACGACAACACAAAACACCAAATACATTTTAAAATTAAGGCATTAAATATAACAGAAAATTATGATTTTAATATTCATTTAAAACCTACAAACAATTTTACCAATTTCACACAAACTCCAACAGTTCGTTTTAGTTTAGGTGATAGCAGTTCATACAATATAAAACATTATGAGAAATTAACTTCAGATAGTTTAGATGTAAATGGAGATCCAGATTACCTTGCCGCAACAGATTTAATGATTGATGCAAAAATCTTTTTCGTTTCTACATCAAGCGGAACGATAGTAATGAACGAACCTGAAGTCAGTAATGGATTCACAGATGCATATGACTCTAATGGAAATAAATATCGAGCTGGAGGAATGGAAAATTATAACTTATGGGGCGCAAACCCACCCACCGCACCAATATACGCATACGATAATAACGGAATAATTAGCTTTGTTGATGCAATGACCTTTAGTCCTATCGATTTATCTAATATTACAATTAATAATGTTGACCCTGAAGGTTATGTAACTTCTTTTGATTACTCAGTGACAGAAAAAAGAGTTAATTCTATACTAAACTTTAATAGTTTTGGTAGCGAAGTTAATAAATATTGGTAGTGGTTTTATCGAAAAAATATAATTTTTTAATATTAAACCCAGCAAAAACTGCCACAAAGGCCGTATTTACATATTATCAGTCAATTAATCAATCCGAGCAATATAAGCTAGGTTGGCATAGCGATGTAAATCACACAATACGGCAGTCTCAAAAATACAAGATAAACCTCAAAAACATTAAAAAATATTGTTTCATTAGGGGTCCGATAGATAGAGCAATATCTATGTTTCATATGACTTATCAATATTACAGCCTAAGTGACCGAAAAAGTAAATTTAAGAACAGCCTGATGAGCGATAATATGTTGCCAATGGAAAAGTATTACAAACACAATAACGAAATTTGGGCTGATGAGATTTTTAAATTCGAAGATCTAAAAAATAGCATAAAATTAATCAATCAAGCTCACAATATAGATTTGCCAGAATTCCAAGTAAGATCATCAGATTATGATGTGAATTATAAAGAATGGCTGGATGTTGAAACCATAAATTATATATGTGATAGAGAAAAAGAAACTTTCAAACTAATCAATTCAATTTAAGTGTATAACATTATATGTTTGGGAGTATAATGAATACAGTTATTGGCGCGGGTATTAAAGTCGGAGCTAATTTAATTAACTTTTGGTTAGAGCAAAAAAAACAAGACCAAATGCTACTTGCGGCCCGAGATAATGAAATGTTAAAAGCTCTCATTGAAAACCAAAACAAAAGGGCTGATGATCCGTTTGTGAAAGTAACAAGGCGTATATTATTTATGAGCATTACATTTACTATGTGTTTTTTAATGATATATTACGCAATGAATCCACATATTACATATGATGTTTTAATGCCAAAAGGTGATAACTCAAAATATGGATTATTTGCTTGGGTATTTGGAGGTGAAAGTTGGACTCAAGTGGAACTTACAGGAGGATTAATGTTGGCTTCATTTATGGATTTATGCTTTATGGTTATAGGTTTTTATGCAATTCCATCTAAAAAATGAATAAATTTATAATATATTTATTTTCGTTATTATTAACTCTAGGATGTGTTAATAAGTTAAGTGTAAAAAATAAGAACAAACCCGTTTCAACAGAAATTGTATCTTTTGATGTAGTAGATATTGATGAAGATGGAGCAATTTCAGAAAAAGAATTTAATCGAGCAAAAACAAATAGCTCAATCAATTATAAGGATCCAATGTGGTCAATGTATAGCATCATAGGAATGGTTGGAGGGTTATTGGTTTTATCGAGCATATTACAATTTAAAAGGAAAAATAAAGATGTCAGAAATTAATTTAAAAATAGGAGATACATCAGTATTAGATGTAACAGTTTATAGGAATGATGAACCTTTAGACTTAAAAGATTATTTGGTTTTATTTACAGTCAAGAAACCATTTTTTGGATCGATTGGAATGAATAATCCAGATGACACAAAAGCTATATTAACCAAAAATAGTGATATTGATAGTTCTGGAGGAATAGAGAAATATGGATTGGGGAATGTGAGAATAATTTTAGGAAGTTTAGACACCAAGAATATAATCGATGGAGCTTACGAATATGATCTACAAATTTCAAAACCAGCAGAACAAGACACTGTAATTACAGTGGATTCTGGTAATATAAATTTTTCAAAAGAGATCACGACACGTAATGCTCCGCTATGACCACTTGCAAATATTCAGTCAAATTAAATAGTGTAAAAACTATATTTTGCGACAGTAACTTTATATCCAATGAATTGGGTGAAAAAATTGTATTTGATAATATGGAATTCAATTTCAAACAACATGATTATATTGTGGATCAAGAATTATTAGGTTGCGAAGTTTCTGATAAATCTGAATATCATGCGACAATTAATCAAATAATAACCAATAAAAATAAAGACATAAATAATGCTAGCGAAGTTTATTCTGCAACATTTAATAAAAATGTGTATAGTGCTACTATTAAATGCGGTTAATTAAGTGTAATATAATATAATGCCTACAAAACGTCCAGATCAATTACCAGAAGGAGAAGATTTCGACTTTGATGATATCTTGATGGTTGAGAAAGATCCTGATTCACCGGATCGTAAATTATATAAAACTACATTACGTGAATTAATGGAAGCAGCTCTAAAAATTGACTCAGAAAGAATGGGCAGTAATGCAATTGTAGGCACTCAATCGCAATTTGATTGGTTGATAGAGCAAATGAACAAAATTCAAGAAAGCAATATCACTAATGTTGACAGTTACGAAAACTACGATTCACCCACCAAGGAACTTGAAGAATCTTATGTAACTCCAACTCCGACCCCTACACCCAGCATAACCCCAACAGTCTCAGCGACACCAGCAGACCCCAATCAACCCAAACCAAGTCCCTCGGTAACTCCAACTCCTACAGCTACACCTCGACCTGCTACCATATCTCGACAAATTACTATAGAAGGTCGACAAAATGTGATTATACCTTTACCTGAGGAGCATAAACCAGAAAAATATGGTTACAACACTTGGTCTATAAAAGCTGGGCAGGATACAGACAATATTTATTTTAATTATTTTGGAGTATTTCCTGATTTATTTAGACCTAGCGCAATTGGCGAAAAATTAATGTCTTTCATTCAAATTGATCAAGGTTTTTTTAGAGCTGAAGTTGGATTAATAGATTCTATTGGTAATTTAAATAGTACTCAAGGCTTAACTAGTGGCAGCGACATTACATTTACAATAATTTATTCATAAAATGCCAAATGTAGAAGATAGTGATCAAAGTAAGGAAAATGCATTTTTCTTGGTCAAAGATGTTAGCAAAACACTTATTGGTGGAAAAGATGCTGATGGAAATCCTCAAGCTTATTTCGATACATCGGATGTAGGAGTTATACAATCTACAGCCTTATTGCAAAAACTAAATAACTCTGAATTCGTATTGGGTAGCGAAGGGGAAGTTAATCAAACATGGTTTACATTTTTGCAGCAGGGATCAAAAGTTTACAGTATGGGAGGCAATTCTACCCCAAGTACAGTAACGATAACATGGAATAATAGCTCAAACTTAGAATCGGATATTGAAAAATGTAGAGATTTAGAGGTTAATTGGGCCCAATCTGTTTTAGATCAATGGGATACTGTTGTAACTAGCCCCGGTCCCCCACCATTCTTTAAGCCAATCAATACTAATTTTGGGCAAAAAGTTTTTAATAGTGGGGAGGTGAAAAATGACTTATTATCAGCTGACCCCTCAATTTCTAGCATAACAAGTAAGGATACTTTGAAATCTTATCTTGAAGATATTATTTCTGGCGCCAACAATCATTCAGTTAAACCAGGCTCAAGAGGCAGATCCACCATTCCAATTGTTGAGTATTTTAAATTTTACAATTCATCTACTGGCGAAAAATTTGAAAACCCAGGTACTGTTGATGATTTAATGACATTAATCAACTCAATTTATGGTAATACAGAATCAGAACAAATTCAAGCCCAAAGAGATAATTTAAGTAATTTTAGTAGTCTTGGAGAAGCTGTTTTAGCATTTCAGAATTCGACTGAATATTCAGTTGGGCCGTTTGTTCAGGGTGAAGAAAGAATTACTGGGTACCAAAATATTAACACAGAGGAAGCTGTCTCTGAGATACCAGAAGGTGAAGATATAGCTAATTTTACACCATTAACAGAGATTATTTCAATACTTGACAACTTTAAAAAACAATTTAGTAAATATACTGATTTAGGAGCTCCAGAACATTTGTTCTCTGGGGTAATGATTAATAATTATTTAATTGAAAACCAAACAATATCCGGTTTAGCTGATACCCCTTCAGGCAATATCAGTGGCATGTTATTGGTGAGTGATGGTAGTGGTTTCGATTATGTTAGTCATACATTAACCGGCTTAAGCGATACTCCTACTGGGTATTTGTCAGGCTATTATTTGCGTTCTCATGCTAGTGGGTTTGAATATATATCACCAGAAGATTTTGGTGAAAGTATTGACTACTTTACTGGATTAAGTGACACACCGAGCGGGTATGTTAGTCATTCTGGTCATTATCTGATAGTAAATGACGGTGAAAGTGGTATACATTTTACAGGTATTGAAAAAATCGCACAAGATTTAACGAATCATGGTTTTGTTGGGGGCGAAGGGTCAAATCACTTTACAGGACTACAAGATACACCTAGCGATTATAATAGCGGTCACTATTTGCGATCCACTGACAATGGTATAGAGTATGCTGAACCATCTGAACTGGGGCAAGATATACTCACTAATACTACTGGGTTGGCTAGTGGATATTTACGTATTGATGATGACGGCACAGGTATCGTTATTGTTGACCGTGAAACTTTTAAAGACGAAATTGATCTACAAGCCGACTTTACAGGACTACAAGATACACCTAGCGATTATAGCGAAGGAGACTACCTTCGTTCAACCTCAAACGGACTAGAGTACGTTACTACTAGTGGTTTAGCTCAAGATATTGGTGATGAAATCGTTAACAATATAGTGACTGGAGATTTATTGGGATTCACGGGTCTAAATGATACACCTACAGGTTACGAAACAGGTAAATTTGTACGAGTAAATTCCGCTGGAGATGCGGTAGAGTATTCAGACATTTCGTTTTTAAACGATGTTATTGATGCACCCGAAAGTCAATTAGTTAGCGGATTTCTGCAGCTCGATAAAGACGGAAAATTAGTTTGGTCTCCAGCAACTACTGATGGAGATGTTAGTTTTACCATTACTGGGGCGACACATTTTACTGGCCTACTGGATACACCAAATGCTTATGATAACGGTAAGTTTTTAGCATTTGATGCATTTAAAAATCAAATCACAGGCGTGGAGTTAAAACTAGCATCAAGTTTTTACGGGCCTGCAGATGTGATTAACGACCCTAATGATTTAGCTAAGGTAGGAGATAAAAAAATATTAGAATACCATAAAACTCAAGAACATGGGTATGAAATCAAATGGGTTGATCAAATTACTGAAATTACAACCTTTACTGGCCTTAACGATACTCCAACAAATTACCAAGAAGGTAAATACTTACGTTCTACCGCAGACGGTTTAGAGTATGTTGATATCACAGGTTTAGCTGAAGAAGTATCCGCAGAGATCGATTTTCCTGAAGGAGCGACTGGATTCACTGGGTTACATGATACACCAGCAGATTACCAAGAAGGTAAATACTTACGTTCTACCGCAGACGGTTTAGAGTATGTTGATATCACAGGTTTAGCTGAAGAAGTATCCGCAGAGATCGATTTTCCTGAAGGAGCGACTGGATTTACTGGGTTACATGATACACCAGCAGATTACCAAGAAGGTAAATACTTACGTTCTACCGCAGACGGTTTAGAGTATGTTGATATTACAGGTTTAGCTGAAGAAGTATCCTCAGAGATCGATTTTCCTGAAGGAGCGACTGCATTCACTGGGTTACATGATACACCAGCAGATTACAAAAACTACGAAGATAGATATTTTGTCGTTTCTAGCGGTGATTCCTTAAGCTATGAACAAGTTAAATTTTTAGAAAATGTTAAAGATGCTCCAAATGTCAATAACGTTCCTAGTGATGGTACAGGATACTTGCAATTAGTTCAAGAATCAAACGAGTGGATTTTAAAATGGGCTCCAGGAACTATCGAGGGTGATATCACTCAAAACTTTCAGGGCACAGAATATTTTACAGGTTTAGAAGATACTCCAACAGATTATCAGGAGGGTAAATATTTACGTTCTACCGCAAACGGTTTAGAGTACATTGATATCACAGGTTTAGCTGAAGAGGTATCCTCAGAGATCGATTTTCCTGAAGGAGTAACTAGATTTACTGGGTTACATGATACACCCATCAACTATAATAATGGTGCTTATTTAAGGTCGACAACTAATGGTTTAGAGTATGCTGGAATTGAGCCCACTAAATATAACTCAATTAATGATTTGCCAGCTCAAGCCGCAAATCATGACGGAGAAGTGGTTAGAGTAGGTTGTGATTTATATTTATCTTGCGATGGTGTTTGGAAAAAGTTCAAACAAGAAACGAGTGAAGTTATTGACGACCCTAATGATATCTTTCCTGAATGTGTAGAAACGACAGCAGAAGCTTTACAGTATCAGCAATATTTTGATGAAGTTATGGCTGCAGGAAATAGTTCTAGTTTTATAGATGGTTTAAACGGAACTTCTGAAAATAGCGATTTAAAATCTGTTTGCTTATTTAAAAAAGATCTTTATAACTCTGTATCCTGGGGTCAGTCATCCTGGCAAACTAGAGGTTTCTCTAGTATGGGTAACTTTGGAATAGGAAAAGAGCACGATAGTAATTGTAGTCCTAAATTTAAAAAAGGTAGCGATCAATTGTTTTTTATAATTGATACTCGCATCAGCAGCAGCACTGTAGATACAATGGATTTAATTGTGGGAAAAATTAATGATTCATTTCAATACGAGAAAGTGTGGAGTAAAAGAGTAAATAATGAGGGATATAATGGAGTTGCAGATATTACTGATGATTTTAAGCATATTGTATATTCCCAAAATAGAGTCAGTTCAACTACTGTATACGATATACATGTATTGGATAACAACGAAACTACTGGCGGTTACGAACAAAATAGACCGCCAATCACAATAGAGCTAGCTCAGTCTTTATACAATATAACCCCTTTAAATTCTAATTCAAATTTAGGTATCCTACCATTCAGAATATCACAAGATGGAAAAAGAGTATTTGTTATGTTAGGTCATGGAACTGCTACCAACACTAGTTTAAGGTTATTTATTTTTGAATGGAATGGTACAGATTGGGTTTTGCCTTATGTAATGGATATGCCTACACCCAAAGATGGAGCTGTAACAATGATAACATCATGGATACACTCATTTCTTTTGAATGAAGATGAAAGTGTAATTTACTTAATTGGAGGCAGGATACAGACAAGTTCAAAATCTGGAGGAGTATTTAGAATAAATTATGAAAATGTATCTATCGGTCCACAAATAGGTCAAAACTTCTGGAACCATTCATCTAATGGCGTTATGTCAATGAATAATTTAGGTAATATTATTACATCTAGAGACGAGAATAGTTCAGATCCCAACTATATATGGAAGTATAATGAAAATTCTGGAATTTGGGATAGAATTGCAAGCATTAAATCGACATACCTAAGTATGTCTAGGAACGGAAAATTTTTCTTCGATAAAACTGGTTTTACTGGAAAAGTTTATTACTATAATGAAAGCACAAACTCATTGATTCAAATAGCTCAAAATTTATCGACAAGTAATACTGGAAACAATGCTGCAATTTCTGATTCTGGGCAATCAATTGCTTATCCCAATAACACTGCAACTATTGCATTATCTCAAATTCCAGAAGTAGAAGGAGATATTTACAATAATTCTGTCGTTATTGAAGAGTCTAACTATAAGTGGGGACTTTTTGAAGGGAATACCAATATTAACCTTAGTGGCTCAATAGATACAAATTGTACATTTACTGAATGGCAAACCTCTGACGTTAATCTAACTGACTCAAGTAACATTAATACCACCGCAAACATTAATAAAAGTGCATCCATTACAGGTGTATTTAATTGTGGATAATTATGAGTAATAACTTACAGCATGTATTGAATCAAGCTTTCTCTGGAATGGGAGATGCTGTTAGAGCAAAACTATATATAACAGGTTTAAATGACACCCCAACAGGCTACCTTGGACACAGTGGCGATTACCTTGTAGTCAATGACGGTGAAACTGGCATACATTTCACAGGCATAGAAAAAATCGCGGCTGACCTTACAGATTATGGATTTATAGGCGGAGATGGAATTACTGGATTTACTGGACTAAAAGATACTCCTACAGGTTACCAAGACCATAGTGGTGATTATCTTGTAGTAAACGACAACGAAAGCGGCATACATTTCACAGGTATCGAAAAGATCGCGGCTGATTTAGTAGATTATGGATTTGCTGGAGGTGGGGGGTCGACTAATTTTACTGGGCTTCAAGACACTCCGAACAATTATAGTGATGGTAGTTATTTAAAATCCACAGCTAACGGTCTAGAGTATGCTGGAATTGTTCCCACTTCTTACTCAGATGTTTTGAGTTTGCCCAGCAATCCCAATCAGCACGAAGGAGAAGTTGTAAAAGTTGGGTGCGATATTTATCTATCCTGCAACGGAGAATGGCAAAAGTTAGATACATCAAGCCAAGACGACGTTCCATCATCTTATCCAGCCTGTGTTACCACGACTGAAGAAATGGTAGAGTATGATAAGTATGAGCAAGAAGTTTCAGATGAATTATCAGAACAAGAATTAATAAATAGCATTAATGGAATCGAAGCGAATACGGACATTAATAATGTTTGTTTATTCACAAAAGATATTTATGACGATATTATTCTAGATGAAAATGCAACCTGGCAAAATAGGGGTGATATTGGCAATATTATTGAGCGGCGGTATTCATGGACTAGAGTAAGTGAGGATGGAACTAAATTTGCTCATGATAGCTCTATAGTTATTGGATCATCCTCATCGAAAAGAAAAACTTATCTATATTTCACCGTGTCAACCTTAAATAAACAAACTCAAACAATCACCAATAGTCAAACATTTAAAAATGCGAATAGCTTCATTTATATTACTCACAATTTTCAGTGGATTGTCGCAGTAAATTACATTAATGGTGAAGGAACAGCTTACGATGATACTGGAGGCTTAGACCCACATAGAATTGAAATTCATAAACTAAATACTGCATCCAATATTTATGAATTGCATGAAATTTTTGATACACCCGAATCACTAAATATAGATTGGATCGGAAGTGACGAGGCCATAATTTCAGAAGACGGTAATCAACTCTTAATTGCTTCGACCGCTTTAGGTTTAAACAAATTGTACAACTTCGTAAGAAATGGAAATTCATGGGAGCATCTCAATACATTTAGTATACCCGCTATCCCTTCGATAAGACAAATCAATAAAGATTTAACTAAAATAGCTATTTATTCGAACAACACAAAGTTATTTGGATTATATAATATTAATTATGAAACTAGTGTTTTAGAAAATATTATAAGTTTGACCACTCCTACTGACGGGAGAAAAGACTTAGTTAATGAAAATTTCGACACAGTTCTTCAAACCAAGCACCACGCCGGAAGTGTTTATTGGTATTCTGTATATAAATATGATGAAACAAGTAATAGTTTTAAGATAACTAACACTGGAAACCCAAGCGTAGTAGATAAAGACGGGATTAATGCTATTCATCCTACTTATCTTGACCTAAATCAAAATAGTATGTCTGAAGATGGAAACATAATAACTCTACCTGGAGTAGGTGTTTACTATTATAATAGCTCAAACGATACTTGGAATTTAATGGGGAATAATATTAATACCAATATAAATTTAATGAGCTCAGATGGATCAATTATAGGAACCGAGGATGGTATTGTTAGAGAGATTTACTTTACTCAAGTTCCTCGCACAAACACTAGCCTTTATAACAATTCAGTACACATTGAAGAATCAACGTACAAGTGGGGGATTTTTAATGGTGACCAGTCGATTAATATCACAGCATCAGAAAGTGCTGGTTGCACGTTCAGCGAGTGGACAACTGCTGATATTTCTATACTTGGAAACATTAACAGCAATCAAACAACGGCATTAATAAGTCAAGATACATCAATAACAGGTGTATTTAACTGCGGATAATTATGAGTATACAAGATAGGTTAAACTCAGCTAAGTTGATTGGGCAAACAATTGACCAAAGATTATATATTACTGGCTTACACGACACCCCAACAGGCTATCTCGGCCACAGCGGAGATTATCTCGTAGTAAACGATGGTGAAAGCGGCGTACATTTCACAGGTATCGAAAAGATCGCGGCTGATTTAGTAGATTATGGATTTACTGGAGAAAGCTCAACGATACCGAGTTACACAGATCTTCCAGATGTCACAGAAAACGATGGTAAAATAGTAGCCTCTGGATGCGATCTTTATCATTCATGCAATGGAACATGGAATAAAATCGGTGGTGAATCGATACCTCCACCAGCCGAAGCTCCAGGATGTGTAACGAATCTCGAAGAATATAACCAATACCAAGAGTACAAAGATGATTTTTTAGCGGATAATCTAGGTAACACATTTGATCAAATGTTAAACTCGAATAATGATATTAGCAATCTAATCTTTGATGTCTGTTTGTTTCCTGAATCAAACCTAGAGAACGAAAGAAATACGGTAGTTATTGATGAAACTACTTACAAGTGGGGAATGTTTGCGGGCCCGCAAACAATAAACCTTTCTGCAGAGGGATATTCTGACGGTCAAGGAAACGATTGTGTATTTAGCGAGTGGACGAGTAGCAATGCAAATTTTGGAGATTCTAGTAGTGCGAATACTACTGTTTTTGTGGATACTGATTTGTCGATCACTGGAAGTTTTGAGTGTTTGATTGCTCCTAGTCAACCAAGTTGTGATCGAGTAGTTTTACACCTTCAACCAACTGCTGGAGAAACTATCACCGACAAGAGTAGCGACGAACATGCGATCACTGTGGTTGGCGATACAACAGTAGACAACACCAAAACATTGTTTGGTGAAGACACAATGCATTTTGATGGTAATGGAGATGGAGTGAGTGTTGGTGACACAAGCACATTCAAATTTTTACATGACGCTAGCACCGATTACACAGTTGAGTGTTGGGTAAATTTCTCAACACTCTCAGCCCTGGTTAATCCAATAATCGGAACTGCAGGGAATAGCCATACAACTGGATTTAGCATTTATTATGCTGGTAGCAACAACGACAACAATGAATGGAGAGCGTTAATATGGAGAGGAAGTCAAGATGTACCAGTTGCTCGTGTAGATATTTCGGATGTACCAGAAACAAACAGATGGTATCATGTGGCTGCAGTACACACGAACAACACATTGTATTTTTATATTGATGGTGTTTTGGGTGGCTCAAGTTCTGGAGTAAATTATTCTAGCAACGATTGTTGGAGAGAATTGAGGGTGGGTAGCGCTGAAGCTGAAGCAGGTGATAATCGATATTCAGACTGCCAAATCCAAGACGTGCGCATCAGCAAAAAAGCAGTTTACACTGGCAACTTCACCCCGCCAACAAATTTGCTCGCTAACCTTTGCCCCGAACAACCAAGTTGTGAAGATGTAGCTTTACATCTTCAACCTGACACAGGAGAAACTATCACTGATAAGAGTGGTAACGAGCATGTGATCACAACTGTTGGTGATACAGTTGTAGACGACACTACCACACTATTTGGTGGCGACACAATCAATTTTGATGGTAACGGAGATTATTTGACGGTCAATCAAACCAGCACATTGAACCTGGGTGGTAATTTCACCATGGAAGGTTGGTTTTATATAAAAGATCAATGGGGTGTAAACGGTGTGAATTGCTTGGTATCACAATGGACTGACAATAGTGAATGCGGTACAAATTGGTCATTAAATATCAGGCAGTCCACAAAGAACTTGGAGTTTGCTAGAAAAACAACTAGTTGTACATCAGGTGTAGTGTTGACCGGTGGATTTGAATACAACACGTGGACTCATGTGGCTGTGGTTGGCGAAACAACCGAGAACACCATCAAGATGTATGTGAACGGCGGGCAAGCACAACAGTCAATAACAGACAAAGACACCCGGAGCGAAAATTTAACATATCCAATATACATAGGAACCAGAAAATTTGCGAACAATGGTGACCCAATGGACTTCGCTGGCCATATTCAAGACTTTCGTATCAGCAAACATGTGGTATACACAAGCAACTTCACCCCGCCAACAAATTTGTTAAACAACCCCTGTTAAAGTGTAATAAATATCATGTCAGAATCAACACAAAAAATGCTATCAGGAATAGCTGAGATGGCTAGATCGATACAAACTTATGTACCAACAGGGCTTTTTCAATTAAAAGACACCCCAACAGGCTACCAAGGACACAGTGGCGATTACCTTGTAGTCAATGACGGTGAAACTGGCATACATTTCACAGGTATCGAAAAGATAGCGGCTGACCTTACAGATTATGGATTTGGTGGTACCACTTTAAATATACCAAAATATACCACCTTGCCAGACCCAATAACTAACGATGGTAAAATTGTAGCTAGTAGTTGTGATTTATATTATTCTTGTGATGGTGAGTGGGAAAAAATAATTCAGTTTAGTGAAGATGTCATACCAGAAACATATCCAGTGTGCGTAAAAACACAATTAGAAATGATAGAGTACGATGCCTACAAGGACGAAATAGCAAACCAGCAAATGGAGTCGGCATTTGTCGACTCTCTTAATGGAGAAAGTAACAGTTTGGAGGTAAGAAATGTATGTTTACTCAAAAAAGAACCCACTAGCTCTATAAGTATCAACCCAGACGAAGCTTGGAATGAGATTGCGTCATTTGAGATATCGAGGGCTCCAGTTGTGATGAATTATCAAAAAAATACATATATAATAAATGATGCTAAAGATAAATTCTTAATTCCATGGCTAAGAGTTCCAACTACTGATCAATATTCTGTAAGAATTGTCAATGAACAGGGAGAAACACTTTTTAATTTTTCTGGCTTTGGGCGTTATACTTTTGTTTCTATAACTTCTGACTTTAAATATATAGCTCATATGACAGAGATATCTAGCCAGAATAACGACAAAGAAATTAATTTATATAAATTCAATGAATCAAATAATTCATATGAATCCTATGGAAAAATAGAGCACAGTGTATTTACTGGCAATAGAGATGGATTTAGAATTAGTGAAAATGGTCAAAAAATAGCTTGCAGTGGATCCGGAAAAATTGGAATTTTTGAGGAAAATGGTGGTAACTGGGAACTTGTAAATGAAATGACATTTTCCCCCCATCTTCGTACAACTTCAAACATACCTCATATTTCATATAGTCCAGATTTAAGTAAATTTGTAATCGAAGCAAATATATTAGATACAGGTTCTGAGTATATGGAATTTGGGGGACTTAAATTCTATGAGATTGACTATGTTAATAATATAGTTAGTAAATATATGCAGATAGAATGGGATTCTAATGATTCAGTTACATCTTGGGTACTTAATGATAATTTCGACACTTTAGTTGTTATGAGAACTATTCCAGGCCAAGGGTCAACTCATCAGTTGGCGGACTATATATCTGTATACAAATATATTCAATCATCTAATTCTTGGGTGATAACCAATCAATCAAACTCTAACAGTTTATTTCAAGGTGTAGCAGGCAAACATACGATAAATTCTGAACCCCTTGCAATTACTGAGTATGCTTTATCCCCTAATGGAGATTTTATTGTTTTAAGTCTTGGAGAGTATGAAGACACTAGCTCGAGCTATAATGTACCTCAGGACGGCGAAACTATAACTTATTACTACGATAAAGATATTGACCAATGGATACAGTATGGTATTGATCCAATTATTGGGTCTGCATCTCCATTAGCTATATCTAATGATGGATCTACCATAGTTAGTTCAAATCAAAAATATAATATCTCGAAGCAAGCACTATATAGGTATTTTTTTATTAATAAAATGTTTTTTGATGAAAGCTCTTTGACATCGTTTAGTAGTAAGAGTTATAATAATAGTATTTTCATTGAAGAATCTACATACAAATGGGGAATTTTTCTACCTGAAACGACAATTAATTTAAATGGCTCCATTGACCCAGATTGCTCATTTATTCAATGGCAATCTAGTGATGCTGTAATTAATCAACCCAATACGTTTAACACATCAGTTATTATCAATAACGATTCCTCAATTACAGGTGTATTTAATTGTACATAATAATGAGTTACGACAAAGTTCAATTTATCTATAATGCATTCCAAAAAATGGGTGCAGCCATATCGACAAAACTTAACATAACTGGTTTAAACGATACCCCAACAGGCTACCAAGGACACAGTGGAGATTACCTCATAGTTAACGATAACGAAAGCGGCATACATTTCACAGGTATCGAAAAAATCGCGGCTGATCTAACAGATTATGGATTTGGTGGAGGAAGTTCAACCATACCGAGTTACACAGATCTTCCAGATGTCACAGAAAACGATGGTAAAATTGTAGCTAGGGGTTGTGATTTATATTATAGTTGCGATGGCGAATGGAAAAAGATTGGTGCAGATTCTATACCTCCCCCAGAAGACGTACCAGGTTGCATAAGTAACCTTGAAGAATACAATGAATATCAAGAATATAAAGAGCGATTTTTGGCAGATAATATGGGGAGTGCTGCGGAATCTATTTTAAACAATGGAACAAAACTTTCTGATCTAGTCTTAGATGTATGCTTATTCCCAGAATCAAACCTAGAAAATGAAAAAAACACCGTAGTCATTGATGAAACCGAATACAAGTGGGGAATATTTGAGAGTCCGCAAACGATAAACCTTTCTGCAGTAGGATATTCTGATCAAATAGTTAGTTGTGTATTTAGAGAGTGGACGAGTAGCAATGTTACTTTTGAAGATTCTACCAGCGCAAATACTTCTGTTTTTGTGGATACAGATTCGTCAATCACTGGAAGTTTTGACTGTTTCTTTCCTCCTGGTCAACCGAGTTGTTCTGAAATTTTATTTCACCTTCAATCAAACAACGATCAACCAATAGATAAATCAACACATCAAAGACCTATAGAAAATGCAAATAATGTCGTGTCATCTAACGATCAACAATTATTCGGAGGGTCAACTTTTGATTTTACTTCAGCGCAAGGAGCAATCGTAACTGAATTAGTTGACATATCATCTCCTGAAATAAATGGGTTTGAAGCTATAACCACTGAGGTTTGGATAAACTTAAATGATTTAGGTTTAAATCAGGGCTCGAGTCAAACCGTTTTTGAATTTGCTGGAATAGATCGATTAAGAATAAATGGCTCCACAAACAATCCGCGTCCGATAGGGTCTTTATTTTGGGAAAGAGGAAACAAATCTCATTTCTTTCCTGCCGATATTTCACCTTTAAATATCAACCAATGGTATCATATTGCGGTTGTATATACTAAAAGCAATCAAACCCTTAAAGTCTATTTAGATGGAATACAAATTGCACTAATTGAACCTATAAGCTTTTTACTTCTTGATGGACATTGGAGAGTTGGTGGGCCTAGTGGATTCATAAAAGGATACTTGCAAGATTTTAGAGTTTCAAAGAAAGAAGTCTATACAAGCAACTTTACCCCACCAAATAGTTTATTAAGTAACCCCTGTTAAAGTGTAATAAATATTATGTCATCAGCCAAACAAAGCTTATCAGGAATCGAAGATCTACTTTTCGCAGTAAAAGATTATGTGCCAACAGGACTTTTTGAATTAAAAGATACCCCAACAGGCTACCTTGGACACAGTGGCGATTACCTTGTAGTCAATGACGGTGAAACTGGCATACATTTTACGGGTGTCGCAAAAATTGCTCAAGATCTTACAGATTATGGATTTGGTGGAGATGGAGGAAGTTCAACCATACCAAGCTACACAGACCTTCCAGATGTCACGGAAAACGATGGTAAAATAGTAGCATCTGGTTGTAATTTATATTATGCTTGCGAAGGAGAATGGAAGAAGGTGGGTGCAGATACTACAGCCCCTCCAGAGAACATTGAAATACCTGATTGCATTTCAAATTTAGAAGAGTATAATCAATATCAAGATTATGTAGATAATGTAATAAATAGTAATATTGATATAGCTTTTGATATTGGGTTTAGGAATTTAACTGTAGATAATTTTTTTAATAATGTTTGTCTTTTTGGAAACAATTTAAATGTGCCTGAAAATTTAAATTTAATTACTCAAGCACCAAGCAGTACTCAAGCACCAAGCAGTACTCAAGCACCAAGCAGTACTCAAGCACCAAGCAGTAATGCTAACCACATAAATAATAAATACCCAGAAGCTGGTTCTTACGATGTTCTTTGGACAGGTGGAAGCATTAACAATAGTGCCGCTATATCTTATAACAGTTCATTGCCAACTATTACACATGGCACAGATAATCAAGGTAACAGCAACAATACGGTTGTTTTTTGGCAAAAAGCTGGGGGGCATATGGGGTGGGTTTTACCTGAACAATATACTTATGTAAAGACTGGGCAAAAGTTTCAAATATCAATGTGGGGCGGTGCAGATCGTGCAAGTGGCTCAAGGTGGTCAAAAGTTGGTCACTCATCGCATCCTTCATCATGGACAACTGATTACATTTCAAGTGTGTCTTCCAATCAATCGGGGGAAATCACCATTGAGTATTCTTTTAATAAACTTGTAAATAGTTCAGCTCCGACATGGCATTACAATAATCTATTGCTAGTAGCTGTATTTAATTATGGAACCGAGTACGCTTCGTGGTATAAACTAAGTTTTGGTACGTACCTTAATCAAAACCTATTGATTAACATGAGCGAGACAGCAGTTTTAGATCAACCTGTTTTTAATTCGCCTGCGAACACCCCAATACTCGCACCCGGCGAAACTTTGGGGTCAGTGCGAGTAACTGAATCAAATTACAAGTGGGCATTAGTACCAAAAGATAACCCTACAGTAAACATACAGGCGGATCCAGGTAGGTGTCAGTTTGTTGGTTGGCAGACAAGCGATAATTCTATACTAGGTAATCCAAATGATGCATCCACAACCGCTTTAATTAACCAAGACACATCAATAACGGGTGTGTTTGATTGTACACCATAATGAATAAGGCAAACGATTTTCTGAACGGGATCAAGGGTATAGGTAAATATATCTCTGATAGATACTACTTAACTTTACTGAAGGACACCCCAACAGGCTACCAAGGTCACAGTGGAGATTACCTTGTAGTCAATGACGGTGAAACTGGCATACATTTTACTGGTATCGAAAAGATCGCAAGTGATCTTACAGATTATGGATTTCTTGATGGAGTTGGTGGTGGCGGCGGCGGAGGCGGATCTAATTCTTTTGGGATAATTGCGTCCAAAATGGACGGAATAAATTTTACAGGTGAACTGCCAGACATCATTTTTCAAAAAGATGAGAATGGCCTAGAGGCTGCTTTAATATTACATAATGTAAACAAAACTTTAAATAAAATACAATATGCAGCCAATACCGCAGGTACCAATCGTATACTTCGTTTTGATAACTCAGCAACTGCGGGAAACATGACGAACAACGGAACTTGGACTCTAGGCAGCAATTCTCCTGGACCAGTTTCGGTTCAACATTTTATTGATACGGATAAAGCGGCCTATCTGGGCGGCGGCGGTTCTTCAAGCTCTGGAGGTGGTTTTCAATCCAATCAAATCACCAAAGATAATTTCGCTGGAGACTTTGCATTACCAGATGCTCTATATGTGCCATTAATCAGAGCTGGTGAGCTACATTTACGACCATTTTATTTTAATGGTTTCTATGGTACTACTGAAAATGCTTTTGCTTACATTCAGTATGAATGGATTATTGGACTGAATGAGAGATTTACGATTAATTTCTCGAACAATACCCATGGTGGTTTTGCCAATACCACAAATTTTGAATCAACCACCACAACATTCAATTTATCAACCATTCCATCCACAACAACTAACCAGCCAAGCATAAAAGAATTCATAGCCGATGATAGAGCTTTGTATTTTGGTGGCGGAGGCGGTTCAAGCAGCTCGACAACTTTTAACTCTCTGACAGATACCCCAACAGGATATCAAAGTGGATATTATTTACAAAGCGCCGAATCTGGCGTTGATTATGTATCAATTAGTGGGTTAGCTCAAGATCTTACAGATTATGGATTTCTTGATGGAGTTGGTGGCGGTGGTTCAAGTTCAACCATAAGTACCATCAATCAAATCCAAGATAACATAGATAACATACCACTTATTGGTAGCGGAGTGCAGATACCAGATGCAATTTTAGTAAAAGACGTAAATGCAACAACTATCAACGGGTATGACAATTTAATTCAGCTGGATTATCATGGTTGGTCACAAGGCTACGACGCTAATGGAAATAAAACTAGTGATAATCAACATTTTTGGTATGAAACAAACAATAGTGTTGGCACAAGATGGTATATACGATTTGATCTTGTGGATGGATCTTACGAGCAACATAGCGAGGACCAACGCGTCAAAAAAGAATACGGTTCAATACAAGAATACATATCCGGCGGCAGAGCTTTGTATTTTGGCGGAGGCGGAAGTAGCTCTACTGCTGGTGGAGGTTTTATTCATGCAGTATTCAATGGAAATGCTAATATTGTATCAAAATCAAGCGACTGGGATACTCATGTGAATAGTATTACATTTCCACAAGGTGGAACTTTCAATGGCTATGCTCGCATAAATTATAAAAATGCATTCACATCTTTGCCTAATGTGCAAGTAACTGCAGATCATATAGACTCAGCTACCATTCCTCATGTTTTTGGACAAGTCCAGGCTCAGCAATTAGATAGATGCGATATCGTTATTGGAGATTCCGATAATACACAAGCACAAGCGGGATTTTCCGTGACTATTTTCAGCGACGAAATAGCTGGCGGTGCAGGCGGAAGCACCACACCTCAATTTTCTAGAGCTAAAGTTTCATCAAGTTCAAGCATTAGTCATTTCGATGCATATGTCGATTTAGACGCTAACCAATTAGCAACTGATTCTCAAAATTGGATAAGCACACATGCAACTCTAAACACAGTCGGAATATTAGTACCAGAGGATGGTTTGTATGATATATCATTTAATATACGTCCAGTAGAATATAATAATACTAACTGGATGAATAATGTAAGCTTGCTTGGTACAAAATTACGAATCGTTAAGGCTGACGGTACCAATGTATTGGTGCAAGAAACTACAGACTCGAAAAATACAGGCAATGGAACAACATTAAATAATCATTTATATCTTGACAATTTATCTCTGGATCAAGGTGATTTTCTTTGTTTGAGTTGTAGAGTATACTCTAGCAATACAAGTCTGTCATGGGCAGTGGATGATAGGTTTAGCTTTTTATCTGTGTCAAAGTCTGTAGAGGGAGGCGGCGGTGGAGGCACAACAAACACTCAAGAATTAACCGAACAAATCTCTCAAACTATAGTCAATGACAATTTAATTGTATTAGACACAGATTATTCATTTCAAACTAAATATTTAAATGGATCTATTTCTTCTGATAGTAATATTACAGATTTGGAATTTACAAATTTAACAATTGGAGATACTTATCGATTGAGTTCTACGGTGTCTATTAATAGTGATGGTACTGCGGGCGATAAAATTAAAGTAAATTATTATCATGATGGAAATAAAATCGCCGCAGTTTATAGCGATAATATTAGCCAATCAGTAAGTACGTCTGTGTTGTTTAATGCTACAAGTAATAGCTTATTAGTTTCTGGACAAAATTTAGATGCCAATAATTATATAGAAGGAAATCCAAACGAAATAACTTTCACTCAGATAGAAAAAATTAGTAATAACATGGTCGCGCCAGAGATTATTGCTATCACCGATGGATCAACTCAAACATTTGATGGTGCCACAATGGCTGATAACAATTACATCAAAATAGAAGGCGAAAATGTTTCAGCTACTATAGAAATTGACGGAGATTCATTTGTTGTTGCTCAAAGTGGAGATCAAATGGTTTGGGATCAAGGAGGAACTGGAGAGACCGCTTTAAGCTTGGGAGACTCTATTAATGTAACACTTTCCAATGGTAGAGTTATAGAAATTAAATTCTATAGATCGGGCTCTTTATACTTTGCAATTAATAAAAAATCTGAGCCAGCAATCTCACAATGTATATCATCACCCGTTACAATAACAGTCGAATCTGAATATGATAGTGAAACAAGTACTAGCACTTTTAATTATATAACTAGTGATTCAAGCGGTAATGGTGGTTTATTTGGATGCATTGATGTTAATCGCGGAGAAACATTAACGATATTTGTTACCGGTGATGAACCAAACCTCTTATCTCATCCGCTTAAGATAACTAATTATAACGACTTAGGTCAAGCTATGGCTCCACTCTCTGGAGTAGTAAAAACAGATTTAACTGAGGGTACATATGAAGATCATACATACTCCTTAACATGGCAAGTGCCTTGCGATGAAGCAATTGACAAGTATCAATATCAGTGCGAAAATCATGCAGGTATGCGCGGTACTATCAATGTGTTAGGAGTATGCCCATCTCCCACTCCAACTCCAACAGCAACAGTTACCCCGACACCAAGCATAACACCAACTATAACACCAACTATAACACCAACCCCTAGTGTTAGTGCAGGTTCTACGGGGGATTACTTTGACACATTTAATTCAAATGAAGAAATGTTTTTACCGATTACTTTAGAATAATTGGTGTATATTACTTCATGGATTGGTCTATTATATTATCATCTTGTATAGTTGCTGGAACTACAATAATCAGCATCTTTATTAAAGAGCTTGTTCAAGCTAAAAAAAATAAACAAAATGCCTGTGTTGTAAAATACACAAAGCAAAACGAAAACGTTCAAAAAGCACTAGATTTCACCAGAAACGAGACTGCTGCTGATCGAGCATACATATTTGAGTTTCATAACGGTGATCATTTTTACAGTGGAAACCACCAACAGAAATTTAGCTGTACATATGAATCCTTGAATTCAGGAGTTAGCTCTGAGTCGATGAGGTTGCAAGATTTAAGAGTTAGCACATTTAATTCATTTATTAAAGATGTATTGGGTATTCATGGAGATAAATCTTTCACACTTGAGGATATTGAGGGTATTGATAGCCCATTATTACGCAATTGGCTAGAAGAACGTGGAGTACGATCTTCTTATGCATTCCCCATAGAAACATTAAATCATGGCGTAGTAGGAATTATATGTATAGACTTTACAAAAAAGAAAACAGAGATATACAAAAAAGATATTGATTTAATAGAGAATCAAGCAAAAATAATTAGCGGTTATTTAATTTAATTTTAATTGGAATTAATGTAAATATGTTTTTACTATGATAGTATGTTATCAACATATTGTCAACACTGTGGTGGAAAAAACGAATACACTATAACTAAACCTAAATTTTGTTCTAGCTGTGGAACTCCATTAGATCAAGGTTTAAGTCAGGCTAGAGGAGCTACACCATTAAAGCAAAAATCTTTGCGAGCGCAACCAATCCAAAAAGAAGTGCACGATGAAGACGGTACTGACATTTATGAAGTTCCTGATATATCAAATTTAGAGTATGAGATAGAAGTTTCTAACACCAACTTTACACTGGGCTCAATTATGCCTAGAGAGCTAGAGAAGAACGAACCAACCAGACGTAAAAGGGGTAGGCCTAGAAAAAATGGGTAGACCTAAAAAACTTATATTCGAAGATCAAATTGAAGTAATCAATCAAGAAATTCGTAAAAGAAAAAATAAGTGGTTTTTGGATTCTATGCCATGGATTTCTTTTGAAGATGTTGAGCAAATAATAAGAGTACATATTTATCAAAAATGGGATAAATGGGATCAAGAAAGAGAATTAAAGCCTTGGATAAATAAAATTATAAGTAATCAATTCAAAAATATTTTAAGGAATTATTATTTAAACTTTGCAAAACCATGTAGTAATTGCCCTTTTGATACATCTATTGGTGGAGAAAATTTATGTTCATTCACGAAGAGTGGATCGCAAGACAGTAGTTGCCCGCTGTATAAAAAATGGGAAAAAAGCAAAAAAAGCGCTCACGATGTTAAGATACCATTAAGGTTAGACGCTCAAGAGTATGAATCTAGTATTTTTTCGGTCAACTCGTTTAACGTGGATACAGCTATAGTTAAAGTGCAAGAACACTTAAAGAACGAACTCTCCGAACGTCATTATAATATATATGTTATGTTATTCGTGGAAAATAGAAGTGAATCAGAAGTTGCCGAAAAACTAGGATACAAAACTAATGAGCAAGGCAGAAAGGCTGGTTACAAGCAAATCAAAAATATGCGAAAATTATTCAAAGAAAAAGTAATGAAAATTATCAAAAACCAAGATATTGTGATATGAAATTAACTGAAGAACATAAAAAGTTTATAGACGAAAATTTCCAAAGAATGCCAGATTTAATTGAATTGACTCGAGCAACATTTAAAGATGGAACAATTGATGGTAGGTCGAAGCAGGGAAGAGCGGTAAGAGCTTACCTTGCATCAAAGGAAATTAAATATAAAACATCTGAACATGAAATAGTTAAACCAATTGTATTATCAGAAGAGCAGAAAAATTTCATTGAACAATATTCTCAAGATGGAATGAGTAGCTACCAAATTGCACAGCTATTATTTCCTGATGATGAGGTCAAAAAATTGGGTAGAGAACAAAGGGCTGTAGGCAATTACCTAGAGGCAGTAAAAAAAAGAAAAAGAGAAGAAAATCGAGCCGCACGCAACAAATACGATGAACCTAAAAATATAGCTGAATGCTTAGAAAAGGTCAACCTATATACTGATGCAGGACTAAGAGAAGGAGAAATGAAAGCAATGGAAAAAAAATCAATTGAATCTTTATTTCGTTTTTTAAAATCTCCAAGATTTACTCAGATTATAAGTAATTACCATAAAGAAGAAGATCAAGATTTATTTGAAGCGGAATTTATTCGAGCTACTTGGGATAAGCCTGATTTAACTACTGATGAAGTTAATTTGTATGTAAATGTATGTGTTGATTATATAAACTTAAAAAATATATCTTCACACATGGAGAAGTTAAATAGAATGTTTGATGAAGCAGACGAACAGCAAGAGCTGACGGTAAGGTTATCGGAACTACTAAAAACCAAAAGTGAAGAGTATAACCAATGCGAAAAACGACAGGAGTCTTTAATACAAAGACTTGCTGGAGACAGATCAAAAAGGATATCCCAACGTCAAGATCAAAACGCATCAATACTTTCATTAGTCGAAAGCTTTCAAAACGAAGAAGAGCGAAAACTAATGGTAAAGATGGCAAACATGCAAAAGAAGGCCATCAAGGAAGAAGCTGATAATTTGGAATCTATGAATTCTTGGAAGTCAAGAATATTAGGCATATCTAAAAGCGATGTCATCTAGTTTTAAATGTCAAGTGTGTCACGAAGAGTTTGACACAGAAAAGGGGCTTCATATACACCTCAAGAAGCACAAGATGGATTTAGCTACTTACTATACTACATTTTATCCACGTAATAATTTATTAACAGGAAAACCATTACCTTTCAAAAAGAAAGATGATTACTTTAATAATGACTTTTCTACTCGCAGTCAATTAATAAAATGGTGCATGTCTCAAGATAAAGAGACGGCTGCAGAATACGCATTAAAGAAATTAAAACAAAGAATAGAATTAAAGGGTCTTAAGTACGCTCCAAACCATTTAGAGTTAAAGATCAACAAGTTGCCAGACATAGATGTCTACAAATATGCTTTTGGTTCGTATGGAGCAGCATGTAAAGCGGCTGGAGTAAGACCGCTACATGGTAGTGCGATTGATGAAAACTTTTTTAAGGAAGATGAGCATTTTGAGAATTTGAAGATTTTTGTTGACACAAGAGAGCAAAAACCATTAACCTTTAATGTGTCTGAAGATCTAAAGTTAGACTTCGGAGATTATACGGTTGGGGGCGATGATTATAACTATACTTATGTAGATAGAAAATCTGATTCTGATTTTAAGGGCACCCTTTCGGGAGGTTTAGCTAGGTTCAAAAGAGAGCTTCAGAGAGTGCAAGATTTTGACTCATACTTATTTATAGTTGTGGAAAGCGATCTTAATAGGTTATATAAAAATAATGCTTTCGGCCCACACAAATCAAATTTAGAATTCATATACCACAACATGAGATTAATATCTCACGAGTTTGCTGGAAGTTGTCAATTTGTTTTTACAGGTACTCGAACAAACTCTCAATCAGTCATCCCTAAGATTTTAACTTTAGGTAAGAAATTATGGGATGTTGATTTACAATATTATATAGATAAAAATGGCTTGGGATGAAGGAAATCAAACTCGTCGACCTAAGGAAGACGTCAATCAAGAAATTCTTAATTTAGAAGGTTTCCTCGATGAAAATGAGGCAAAGCAAAATCTTTATAAATTCTTAAAAGATAATATTACCTTTACTACTAGTTTAGTAGGTGGAGTAGATTTATTTCCTTTTCAACACATGGCTATCAAAGCTATGTTTGAGACTGATTATTTCATGGGGGTATGGAGTCGTGGTATGAGTAAATCTTTTACTACTGGTGTATACGCTTTCCTTGATGCTATAATGCATCAGGGTGTTGAAATTGGAATATTGGCTGCATCATTTAGACAGTCAAAACAAATATTTAAAAAAATTGAAGACATCGCCGCAAAGCCTGAAGCTAGAATGCTAGCGAATTGTATAACTAAAAAATCAAAAAGCAATGATGAATGGTTAATGGAAATTGGGAGAAGTAGGATTAGAGCCTTGCCATTAGGAGATGGATCCAAGCTTCGGGGATTTAGGTTTCATAGAATTATTATTGATGAGTTCCTATTGATGCCGGAAAGAATCTACAATGAAGTTATTGTCCCCTTTCTTTCTGTAGTAGAAAATCCAACTCAAAGAGAAGACTTGTATAATTTAGAGACTAAGTTGATTGATCAAGGCAAAATGAAAGAGGAAGATAGATATGTATGGCCGAACAATAAATTAATTATGTTGTCTTCCGCTAGTTACAAATTTGAATACATGTATAAGCTTTACAGTCAATTTGAAAACTTAATTCAAGGTAAAGATGTTGATCAAGATAAAGCTACTAGGTGTATCATGCAGTTTTCTTATGATTGTGCACCTAAGCAGCTTTACGACCAAAACCTCATAACTCAAGCTAAGGCTACAATGAGTCAGTCCCAGTTTGAGCGTGAGTTTGGAGCGTTATTTACAGATGACAGTTCTGGATACTTCAAAACGTCTAGAATGGCATCATGTACTATACAAGACGGAGAAGATCCTCATGTTGAAATTAAGGGTCAGCCTGAGGATGAATACATATTAGCTTTCGACCCATCTTGGTCAGAAAGTGAAAGTAGTGATGATTTTGCTATGCATGTATTAAAGTATCATAAAAGCACAGGCACTTCAACATTAGTACATTCTTATGCAATGTCTGGAACTCCACTTCGAGAACATATTTTTTATTTTCATTATCTTATCAAAAACTTTAATATCATTGCTATAGTTGGAGATTATAATGGAGGAGTTCAATTTATCAATGCAGTTAATGAGAGTGAGTTATTTAAAACTAGCAATATAAAAATAAAAGGTGTTGACGGCGATTTCGATAAAATGGAAAATTATAAAGATGAATTAAGAACTGCGAAAATGCAGTACAATAAAAAAGATTATAAGTATTTATTCCTAAGAAAGCCTACATCTGATTGGATCAGAAAAGCTAATGAGTTATTGCAAGCAAATTTTGATCATAAACGTATTTGGTTTGGTTCTAGAGCGATTGATGAAGCTTACAATAAACAAAGAGCTAAAAAAATACCAATCAATAAATTAAAATTTCTTAGATTGTCTGAAGAAGAGTTAAAGCAAAGTGGTCAAGCAAAAATGATAGACTTTATAGAACATCAATACGACATGATTAACATGACAAAAAATCAATGTGCATTAATTCAGATCACAACTTCACCTCAAGGAACGCAGACTTTTGGGTTACCTCCAGAGCTTAGAAGGCAGACTGGACCTGATAAAGCAAGGAAGGATTCGTACTCAGCCTTAGTTCTTGGGAGTTGGATGGTTAAGGTATTTCATGACATGAATAACTCCAAGGCTCAGCAAGCCCATTCTACATTTGCTCCAATGTTTATAAGTTAACTTTTAACTTTTATAGACTTTTAGTTAGACTTTGTGTATTATGTATTGTGAAAGAAAAAAGAAAGTATACAAAAAGATCTGATTATTGGAGCCAATTTTCAAAGCAGGATAAACCTATAGATGATATATTAAAATTGAATGAAGCTATAGGAACATTACCAGAAACAGCTGGAGACAGTTTTTATGTTCAGTCTGCTGCGGCAAGCACTTCAAACAGAAGAGTTCAATATGGAGATCATACAACTTCTAGAAAAAATGCCATACACCACAACAATAAAGAAGATAAATATGTCAATATTAGGAATGGTATGCTTCCTTATGATTACTCTGGCGATGGAGTTAATGTTAGAGATGCTATAGAGCTATGCCAAAAAGCTTATGCTAACATTTCAATTTTTAGAAATGCTATAGATATAATGGCTGAATTTTCTAATTCCCCTATATACCTTGAGGGTGAGAATGACCGATCCAAAAAGTTCATTGAGGGATGGATGAAAAAAATAGGCATATGGAAATTAAAAGATCAATATTTCAGAGAGTATTATAGATCAGGGAATATATTTTTTTATAGAGTAGATGGTAAGTTTTCCAACGAAGACTTAATGAAGATGAATTATGTATACGCATCTCAGACATTAAAACCTGGAGAGATACCAGTTCGATACATGTTACTTAATCCTTATGACATTGTTGCAGATAAAGCTACCGCATTTCAAGATGGAATATATAAAAAAGTATTATCCGACTATGAGCTTGAAAAATTAAGAGAACCAAAAACAGAAGAAGATAAAAAAGTATTTGATTCATTAGACCCTGAAACAAAAAAGAAAATTAAAGATGGATCATTTACTCGTGATGGTTTAAAAATTAAATTAGATTCAGAAAAATTAATTTATTCATTTTATAAAAAACAAGATTATGAACCTTTTGCTGTTCCTTTTGGCTTTCCTGTATTAGATGATATTAATTGGAAGTTAGAGTTAAAGAAGATTGATCAAGCTATATGTAGAACCGTAGAGAATGTAATACTTTTAATTACAATGGGAGCAGAGCCAGATAAAGGAGGAGTAAACCCAAACAATTTAAAAGCCATGCAAGAGCTATTTAAAAATGAGAGTGTTGGCAGAGCATTAATTGCAGATTACACAACTAAAGCTCAATTTGTTATTCCTGACCTTAATAAAGTTCTTGGTTCTGAAAAATACAAAATAGTAAATGAAGACATTAAAGAAGGTCTACAAAATATTATTGTGGGTAGTGAAAAGTTCTCAAACACACAAGTTAAAGCTGAAATATTCTTAGAGAGATTAAAAGAATCTCGTAATGCATTTTTAAATGATTTTTTACAGCCGCAAATTAAAGAGGTTTGTCAGAACATGGGATTAAAGTCTTATCCCACAGCTAAATTTGAAGAGATTGACATTAAAGATGAAGTTCAGTTTCATAGAGTTATTACTAGATTGTTGGAAATTGGTATACTTACTCCAGAGCAAGGCATCAAATCCATGCAAACTGGACTGTATCCAAATCCACGCGAATTATCTCAAGTTCAAGAAAAGTATGTTGAGCAACGTGAAAAAGGTTATTACAATCCTTTGGTTGGTGGTATACCAATGATTGAAAGTGTTCAGTCTGAAAAAGATCGAGAAATTGCAGAAGAACAACTAGAAATCCAAAAAGAAGGCGCGCAGAACCAAAAACAAGCTGTTCAGCAAAAAAGTAAAGAAACACAAAATAAAACTAAAAAATCTCCTGGACGACCAAATGGAACAAATCAAATTCCATTACAAGCCGCAGATTATTATGGAAAAGATAATGTTCAACAAACAATATATGATATAGAAGATTTACAATCTTATGCTATTGCTAATTTCCAAAAATATAAAAATTTAAAAGAATTGAATGACAACCATAAAGATTTAATTGTTAAGTTGTGCGAATCAGTTGTTTGCGCTAAAGAACAAAAGCAGTGGAAGCGTACATTATTGTCTTGCGTTAAGAACATCGATAATATTCAAAAGTTAGATGTTATGCCTGACATATTGGAGGTGTCCGCAAAGCATGAACTGTCCGATTACCCTTCAGCTATATTATATCATAGCAAAAATCACAAAAAATAGTGTACTTAAAATAGATGAGCAAAAAATTTAAATACACTACAAATTTTTCAAATATAATTTTAGCGTCTGGAGATGTTGATTCGCCAGACCTTAATATCAGTAAAGCTTCACTTGAGTCATTAAAGGAAATCATACCGACAGATGTCGATCTTGAAAAAAATATGGATTTACTCGCTGTGGCATTTAATGGAGCAGTAGTTAATGCATTTAATAAGAACGGTGATGGAATTGACTCTAAATCAGCGATAAACATTCTTGACCAATTTAAACATAAGCCAACTAATATTGAACATCAAAAGGAAAAGATAGTTGGACATATAGTTTCTGCAAGCTTTTCTAGCTTTATGGATAATGAGATTCTATCTTCGGAAGAAGTAGAGAATACAAACGAACCATTTAATATTGCTCTAGCTTCTCTTATATATAGAATGATCAATCCTCAATTTGCAAATTTAGTCGAACAATCTGTAGATCCAGAAAGTGAGCTTTACCATAAAGTCTCAGCTAGTTGGGAAATTGGTTTTAATGATTTTGTATTGGCTGTTGGCAGTAATGACTTGAAAAACGCCGAAATTATCGATGATGAGAATATGATTGATGAGTTAAAAGGTAATTTAAAAGCTCTTGGTGGCGAAGGAAAGATGAAAGATGGCTCACCAATTCACCGATTAATTGTTGGAGAAATTTTTCCTCTCGGAATTGGCTTCACCTCGAATCCCGCCGCTAATGTAAAGGGATTAGTAGTTAGTTCAAAAACAGAACAAACACCAACTACAGAAAAAAAGGAAAAAAATATTTCACAAAACATCAATTCTGATGTAAATAACAAAAAAAGTATTATTATGGACAATAACGAAATTTTAAATAATCTAGTGTCAGCTCTTGAAGAAAAAGTTTCTGAAAAGAAATTCTCTGAAGAAGCAGTGGCTACTGTATCTAAAATTATTAATGACGCAATTCTTGAACGCAACGATTCGTTCGTACAAGAAAAAGAGCAACTTGAGACTGAAAAAGCTGAGTTAACTCAAGCCGCAGAAAAAACTGCAGCTGAAGTTAAGAAGCTTAGTGAAGAGCTTACAGTTGCTACTGACCGTGTTACAGAATTAGAGCAGCAGCATAAACAACAGGAGGCAGTTGCTCGTTTTGATGCGAGAATGTCCGTAATCGAAGATGCTTATGAGCTCGACGAAGATAGCCGTAGGGTTGTCGCTCACGAACTTAAAGATCTTGAAGAGTCTGAAGAAGCATTTGCAACTTTCCAAGAGAAATTGCAAGTTGTACTTAAACATCAGAACAAAGAATTTATCGCTAAGCAAGAAGAAGAATTTAATGCTAAGCTCGCTGAAGCAGTTGAAAAACGTTTGGCAGAACTTAAAAGCACTGATTCTTCAGAGGAAGAAGTTGTTGAAGAAGCAATGGACAAGGTGGAAGCCGAAGAAGAAGTTGTCGCTAACAACAATGCAGAATCCTCAGAGCAAGAAGTTTCCCTGAAGCAAAAATTTGAAAAAGCTTTCTCGGAAGACAATTTAACCATAAACTACTAAAATATAAAGGAATAAAATAAAATGGCTATTAGACTATTACCGTTTCGTGATTACGATGAACATGATGTCGTAAATCTCTTCAAAAGTGCTGGAACTCTCGAACAATTCATCGATCTTTCCCACGCTGACCGCCGCTCAACCGCTCAAGGTGATGCTGGTGTATTCGTGAAAGTTTCGAATGGCTCTCTTAATGCAGAGGGTACAAGTTGGGATCCAATTGATATCGACGCTCAAGCTGGAGCAACTTCTCTGCTTGGAAAAACAGATTATCCAAATGTTGCAAAGAATTTTTATCCAGAAGCGACACTGAGCTTTGCTCCTATCGCAACTGCCGAAGATGAATGTATTGGAATTACACTTCGTCAAACTGTTGCTCGTGATGAGCTTGGAGAAAACCTTCTTTACAATCAAATCAAGAAAGACGAACTTTTTGGAGTTCTTCCTGGTGAAGTTGTACCTGTTCTTTCGAAAGGTATGATTTCTATTACTTCTGATGCTTTTGAAGGTGGTACTGTTGGTACAGCTGGACAAGTTCTTATTGGAGCAGCTGACGGACAAGTTACAGCTGTAGCACGTACCGATGTTACAGTTGGTCAAAAAATCCTTGGAACCATTCTTGCAGCTGGTTATCGTGATGACGAAGCTGGAACTCTTGGTGGAACCAATGTATTTGGTAAAGCAGGATTAATGAAAGGTGGCTACGCTATCGTAAAAATCGATTGCGCATAACATTTAATAAAGAAAGGTAAAATTTAAAATGAAAATTACATTAAAAAGAACACCCGAACAAATTGAGCTCGTTAAAGCAATGGCTTCTAAAAACCGCGATGTCGCGTATGAAGCTCAAGTTGCATTAGCAGAATTTATTGGACCTGTATTGGCTAAGGTTATCAACCAAGCTCCTACACTCAGTAACTTATTCTCAAATTTCGCATTTAGCGCTGATGAAAGCCCAAGTATCCCAATGGATCTTTACTATGACGTAACTGATGAAGATTATGTCACTGTTTGGAGTCAAGCCGTACCTGGTGGCCTTCCTACTAACACAGTAACACCTATCGGTGGTGAAATGAAATTCACAACCTATCGTCTTGATAGTGCTATTGATTTCGATAAGCGTTATGCTCAACGCTCCCGTATGGATGTTATTAGTAAGTCTTTCTCTCGTATTGCTCAAGAAGTTCTTCTCAAGCAAGAACGTAATTCTGCCACTCTTCTTCTTGGAGCTTTGGCTGAGGCTAAAACAAAAGGACGCAACCATGTGATCAAAGCTGCCAACAGCGGACGTTTGATTCTTGACGATTTCAATCGTCTTCTTACACTTGGCAAACGCATCAATACTGCTTGGACTGGTGGTACACCTGAAGGTGGTATCGGAGGCCGTGGAGTAACTGATCTTATCGTTTCTCCAGAAGTTGTACAAGGTCTTCGCGAAATGGCTTACAACCCAATTAATACCAAGGGTAACAACACTGATATCGCTGCTACTGATAGTATGCGTGAAGCTGTATACTCTAACGGTGGAATTCCTGAATTCTATGGTATCAATATCATGGAGCTTCAAGAAATGGGTAAAGGTCAACGTTTCAATACTTTGTTTTCTACCCTTGTCAACGATAAAGATAATGACATTGGCTTTAAAGGCGATGATCAAGATCCAGAAGGGTTCACATTTGGTGACACTAACGATTCTGAAATCGTTATTGGTCTTGATAAGCGTGTTGAGTCTATGCTTCGTGCAGTTGCTACCGATTCTGAAACTGGTTCCGAGTTCTCCTTGGTTGCTGATGATCAATACAGTGTTCGTCAATCCAAGATTGGATACTATGGTTCTATCGAAGAAGGTCGCATGATCCTCGACAACCGAGCCCTCTTTGGACTTGTAGTGTAAGATATTGTTCTACAATATTCTTTATCAAAAAATCCACCTTTATGGTGGATTTTTTGTTTATTAGAGTTATTATATGTGTATAAAACTTTAAATTATAGAAATTATTATGGCCACAAACAAAAGAAAAACAACTAAAAAAACAACAACAAAGCCTTCAGCCAAAAAGAAACCAATGCAGTATGCAGATGGTAAAGTAGCTGATAATAGACAAGATCTAGCAAAAACTGTAGAAGAGTTAATGGGTGTCAAAAGCAGGGATCCATTCAAGTTGGCTAGTGGAGAACGTTTCGACGAAGCTGTAGCTAGTATGAGTTTATCACAACTTCAAGAAATTGCGGTTGAAGCTGGAGTGTTTCCATCTGGAACCAAAACTACATTAAAAAACAAATTAATGAAGGAGTATGAAAACCGTACTCATGGTAGGTATGGAGCGAGTACAAATAGTAAGCCAATTGTTGATCCAAAATCTCAAAGAGCTAAAGATATTCTTAGAATTATAAACGAATAATGAATCAGTTGGGCGAGCTTGGATATCATATTTGGGATATTGAATTTGGAGATCATTCTACAGCTTTAGAAAGAGAGCGTAATGCTTTATTAATTTCTGGGTATTTAGAAGCTAATATAGGTCAGTTAAATACATTAATTAACACTGACTTTTATGTTAATGAAGAGCAAGATTCAGTGGTCCCAGAACTAAAGTATGAAGAGAAAGCTATATTCACTCAATTATACTTGAAAGATTATATGAACAAGCAAGCTCGCAATATTTTAAGAAATGCAGCGAGTAGCTCTTCTTCTACAAATACTAGTAGCACGACCACTACTGATGGTGTAACAGACTGGATAGAGTTGAGAGAAGGTGATACCTCTATCCGAAGATCCGTCGCTACATCAACCAGCAAGAATACATCAGCACAAATACTTCAAAAATCCGCAGCAGAAGCTAATCAACTATTAAAAGAGTTAGTTCATTCCTACAACATGTATGGATCAGTACCATTACAAGTTGCTGGAATTGATGGTGGAGAAGTCGAGAGTACATATGTAAGATCTAGCGAACCAAACTTAACCAAAGAGCTTGATAAATTAAAAACTCAATTTAAGTTACTAAGTGAAGCATTCGTAAAAACTAACGAATCTACTCAAGAAGAGCTAAATAGTGTGAGGAATCAAATTACATCTCAAGCTATAGAAGGTTTTGCTAAAACTATACCTATACCCAAAGATAGCGAAGAATTATTTATTGATTGGTCTACAGAATTTTTTCCTCCATTTACTCCTACCGTACTAGCTACTCTAAGAAGTTTAGATGCTGAAGATCCAATTGTTGCGTACAGAATTGAAGGTGGAGTATCTTTGGGAGGTGTGAGATTTGCATTTTCATCAAAAATACCTAGTCATTCATACGCTTTAGAAGTTGCGGCATTTATTATAGATAATACTAATTAACCAGCAATTTGTTCAAAAATATTAAGCTGGCTATCAGGATCAGCGTAGTACCATTTATACATTATATCTTTTTGTATGGTTGATATTTTGTCTTCCATTTTTTTAATTTCGCGCTCAATAGTTTCTAGTAGATCAGGATTAATTTCCTGAATGTCTATATCTAGATCAAGTGCTACTTTTAGTATTTTATTGAAATCGCCCGATAGTTTTCCAGAAGTTGCTTGCTGGTAGAGTTCGGCGCGCGACTCTATTTCTTCTTCTGATAGCCCAGTCGTTTTATCGGGATGTGTTTGTTTCACTATTTCTCGATACAGTTCTTTTACTTGTTTTTTGTCTTTTAGTTTTTGCTTTTGTTGTTCTGGTTCTTTTTTAAATGGGGGCTCGATTCCTTTGCGCGAACAATAGTCAAACATTGTAGATATGAATGTTTGTTTGGCATGTTGGAAAATATCAGAAATTTCTTCGTATTCTATATTGAGATAAGATATTTTGTGTTTTAGTTTTTCAAATTTTTTTGCAAGAAGCTTGCGATATTCTTCTTCGTTAGCTTCGGTAGATAGATCGTCTTTATGTATGAACTTTTTGTTTTCTGGAATATACGCTCCAAGTTCATCTTTCTTGTGTTTTTTAAATAGATCTGTCCAGTCTTCCATGATGGTATTTACACATAAAAAAGACGACCCCCGAAGGGGTCGTCCAGGTTAAGGGTTAAGATTAATCGATTATACAGATGCTAAAACATCAATTTTATATCCTGTGGATGGAATTTCATCCGAGAACATAAATACTGCACTGCTTGTTGACGGATCTCCACTAAGTTGTACGCCAATGATAGGATCATCAGCAACATAACTAGTAAGACTTCCTACAACTGCAGGAGCAGAAGCGAATCCAACACTACTATAATCAATAGTGACAGATATAGAGTTTTCACTTACATCTTCTTGAACAGCATATACATCGTTAGTGCTAACTAACAGCGCTAAGCTATCGATGTCATCTGCTACTGCGGTTTTGTTATCGCTGTCTTGAGTGTTCAAGCTTAATACATCAGAATCTAGAACGGTAACATTACCAGCGTGTAGAGTTGACAAGCTATCGATGTTATCTGCTACTGCGGTTTTGTTATCGCTGTCTTGAGTATTCAAGCTTAATACATCAGAATCCAGAACGGTAACATTACCAGCGTGTAGAGTTGACAAGCTATCGATGTTATCTGCTACTGCGGTTTTGTTATCGCTGTCTTGAGTGTTCAAGCTAGATACATCAGAATCCAGAACGGTAACATTACCAGCATGTAGAGTTGACAAGCTATCGATGTCATCTGCTACTGCGGTTTTGTTATCGCTGTCTTGAGTGTTCAAGCTTAATACATCAGAATCCAGAACGGTAACATTACCAGCATGTAGAGTTGACAAGCTATCGATGTCATCTGCTACTGCGGTTTTGTTGGTGTTGTCTTGATTGTGTAAGCTTAGTACATCAGCATCAAGATTAGCATCATCGCCAGCGTGAAGAGTTGACAAACTAGTGATGTCAGTTTCTACAGCGGTTTTGTTGGTGCTATCTTGAAGGTTTAAGCTAGACACATCAGATTCAATGCCTGCACGACTAATTAATACGTTGGAGCCATCTGTAATTTCAAATGCTCCAGCTTCACTAGACTCAATGCGAACCTGATCGCCGTTGAGTGCCAATTTTTCGGTTGAGAATATTTTTGCCATACCAATATTTATTTTAGGTTAGGAACCACATTCAACCAATTAGATAGACGCCAATACGTCGAATGTATAATTATCCGAAGGAATTGAGTCAGAGAATACAAACGTTGCACTAGTTGTGCTAGGAGCCCCACTAAGTTGAGCACCAATGATAGGATCATTAGCTCCTGTGCTTCTGAGAGTTCCAACAACTGCAGGTGCACTAGTGAATCCAGCACTAGTGTAATCTACAGTGATAGATGCGATACCAGCTTGCATTCCATCGGTAGATGTAAGATTGTCAGCATATACATCATTTGTACTAATGATTGCTGACAAGCTAGCGATACTACTGTCAAGAGTACTTTTGTTAGTGGAATCTTGAGTGTCGAGACTTCCGACTTGACTATCAAGACTGCTAACATTTGTGCTTTCAACGGTAGCTAAACTAGCGATACTGCTGTCGAGAGAACTCAGGTTAGCGGAATCTTGAGTGTCGAGACTTCCGACTTGACTATCAAGGCTGCTAACGTTTGTGCTTTCAACGGTAGCTAAACTAGCGATACTGCTGTCGAGAGAACTCAGGTTAGCGGAATCTTGAGTGTCGAGACTTCCGACTTGACTATCAAGACTGCTAACATTTGTGCTTTCAACGGTAGCTAAACTAGCGATGCTGCTATCAAGAGAGCTCAGGTTAGCGGAATCTTGAGTGTCGAGACTTCCGACTTGACTATCAAGGCTGCTAACATTTGTGCTTTCAACGGTAGCTAAACTAGCGATGCTGCTATCAAGAGAACTCAGGTTAGCGGAATCTTGAGTGTCGAGACTTCCGACTTGACTATCAAGGCTGCTAACATTTGTGCTTTCAACAGAAGCTAAACTAGCGATACTGCTGTCGAGAGAACTCAGGTTAGCGGAATCTTGAGTGTCGAGACTTCCGACTTGACTATCAAGGCTGCTAACATTTGTGCTTTCAACGGTAGCTAAACTAGCGATACTGCTGTCGAGAGAACTCAGGTTAGCGGAATCTTGAGTGTTCAAGCTTCCGATGTCAGATTCAATCGTAGCACGACTAATTAGTACATTGTCATTAGCGTCTGTAATTTCAAACGCTCCAGCTGTACTCGACTTAATGCGGATACTATCCTCATTAATTGATAATTTCTCGGTTGAGAATATCTTTGCCATACCTTTATGTACAGCTAATTATCTATTTTGTGAAATTTTTTTTTGACTATTTTGAGCCCCAATACCGCATAAACACTGACTTTAAGCTATTTCCGTAAGCCATAAAGTGCATAATAAAAGTTTCATTATCAACAAACCTTGGATCGGTATTAAATTTACTCATTGGGAATATTTTTCTATTATTTCCATGAGGGTCAGATCGTTTAAGGATATCACAAAACACTTCTTGATCTCCTCCGCTAGAATACAGTTCACTTTTATTTCCATGGAAATCTTTCCATTTTTTTATTAGGTTTTTTGTATACTTGTGATTTTTAAAAATTACAACTCCACTATTTAACATAGAATTATATCCAATATCCTCACAAGCAATTATTTTTTTAATTGGAACACACTCACTTAAAATATTTTCAAACTTTTGATTTGGGTTAAAAATGATAGTATCAGAATCCATCCATACAATTGTTTCGTGGTTATCGAAATGATTGAGGATAGCATGTGATTTAGACCAGTTTGGGTGAGATTCTTTATCTAGCCTGTCTCTATAAACGTGAAATGTATATCCTTGCTTGAAAGCATAATCGCGGATACTAATTTCGGATTCAATTGCGTATTCTGATATTTCAGGAGTATATAATGAAACGATACCTATTTTTTGTCCAGGGTTATAGCAAGTGTATTTCTCTTGAGGCACTTCTCTCTTTGGTAAATTTTTAGCTACAAAATCAAGAAAATTATATTTTTGAAATTTTTGCCATTCATTTTTTAATTTAATGAATTCTTTTTGCTTAGATGTAACATCATCAAATGATCTGATAATGGGGTAAAAAATACTAAACTTCCTCCAAAATTCAGAACCCAAACAATCACTATTCCAGGGTTTATCTTTTCCGATAAAATGTAATACTCCTTGAGTATGTTCCACTACACCATCCCTTTTTAATAAATGAACCCCATTTTCTTGGAGTGTAATGCAGTGCTCTAATTTAAAAAGGTTATTGGAGGCACCCTTCAGTTGATCAGGAACGAGTATATTTAATTCGTCGGGCAGTACATCAAAATTACATTTGCAGAATAGATTTATTACATCTTGATCTCCTCCAGTCGTTGGAATTTGATAATTATTTTGTCTTTTTTCGTTCAAGCAAAAATCTGTAAATTTTTCTTTTCGAAGTCTTTCTAAATTTAAAACAATAACTCCACAATTCCCGAGCACTCGATCTCCAAAACTAAGTGGATTTTTATTCTCAGTCACGGTTCCTTTAGAACCGTTAAATGTTCGCCAGCCATTCTTAATCTCTGGCCTCAGCGCAATTCCAGAAATATCTGTTTTTATATTATCAAATGCACTTAAATTAACATAAGGAATTGTATCTATATCAAAGTATATAACCCTATTAACGTCTTGAAGTATCTCCGGCATTTGTAATTTTAAATTTGCCGAGCTTGATATATGACTTATAGATTTCCATGATTGATCGCACTCAATTATTAACTCTTTCTGCATGTATTTCTTGAAAGTGATATTGTGCTTGTTTACTAAAAATTGCTCTATAAAAGTTAAGTCAGATTCTTCTCCAGAATAAATAAAATGAATATTAATGTTATTATTTGTATTTTGTTGACACAATGCATTAATTGGATTTATTGCGTACTCTATTAAATTAGAATCGCAACAAAAGCACACATCATAAGTAGAATTAGTTTCTTCAGTAAATTTATCTTCATCAAACCTAATATCGGAATTTTTATCTAATTCTATATTATCATTCTCTTCGTGTAACTGTCTAGCCATTAATGGATTAAGGTGAAATAATTTATTTGGCGCGGAGAATAATTTATTTTTATTTACAAAATTAATCATAAAGAAATCCAGGGCGCCATCAAATCCTCTTTGTTCAACCCATTGACACATTAAAGAGGCACATTGTTTCGATATAACGTAAGAGGAAGCATTCATGTGCCAATAGTGATCATCCTTAATGAAGAAGTCTTGCTTTTTAATATTATTAAAATAATTATTGTATGGTTGTAACACTTTGTGATAACTAGGCTTATTATATGGTTGACAGCCGCCGAGATATATCAAGGAGTAATCGCTAGGCATAGAGTGCGACCATACACTATTCCAGAATTTAGTAAAACCTTCCTCAAACACTACATCATCTTCTAATATTAAATAATTATCTGCATTTTGATCTTCTACTAACTGCTTCCATAATCTATAATGACTAATTGCACATGCTATTTCTGATTTTTTCTTTTTTAAATATAAATCATCAGGAAATAGTTTTTTAATTTCCTCCGTGAGCTCTAGGGATTTAGAGTCAATAGCAGGAAACCTTTCTGTAAAAAATGGAGTATTTTTATATATATGATCTAACCGATCAGTTCGTCTATCGAGATTGATAAAAAAAGATTTAGATATTTTATTTAATTTCACTTATTCTCTAACAACAATTGATATTGATTCAATATAGAAGTTTGATACGGACTGTATTTAGCGACAAACTCCCTACCTCTTTGTGTATATTCATCATGGACTTTTTCATGATTTAGTATTGCATTCTTTAACTGTTTAGCTCCCATATCCACATTAAAGTCAGGATAATAGTAACCTTCATTCATTAATGTTTTTGAGTTATGTACGAGAGGTAGCCCCATATAAAGAGCCTCAAAATGCGCATAATTTAAATCGTTATCATACTGATGAGAGACAATTGTTCCGCCGAATTTAGAAAAAGCATCTAGACTGCACCAGCGATTATTAAAGAAAGTGAATTGTCCCCTGCTGACAATTTCATATCTTGACATATGAACCTTGAAAAAAGTATTCTCTCTAACTTTTTCTGTGCAATAAATATTGACTTTTGACAATTCGTTAGGAAAGAGTGTTTCAAATTTTTGGGCAATACAAAAAGGAATCAGGAAATGCTTATTAACTAATGTATTCGATTCAAAGATTTGAACAGAATTTACTGTTTCAGGTTTAAAAAATGGGTCGCCCCCTCGCTTTTTTATCTCGTCAATTTTATCTTGAATAAAGTATGTGTCCCACACATATGGAGCAACTTTAACATTTTCATTATCATAATGAACCTTAACATACTCTGAACCAAAATCATGGTGAGGAGATACCCAAATCGCATCTAAAACTTTACCAATATCAGTCGAATTAGCTTCCACATTATCGTCTTCTGGAGGATGTAAGATTCCTCTCAAGTCAAACATTACCTTATTGCCTAATTGTAATAAAAATATTTTTGAATTTTTTCTCCTTCTCTTTAATTCAATTAAGGTTTTAGTGTGAACTTCAAATCCAGCCAAAATAATAACATCAAAACTTTCAGATTGGTCGTTTACGACATCCGAAAGCATCATATATTTATGATTAAAATTTAATTTTCTGTTTGGTTTTTCTCTCGTTAAATAATAGACTTCGTGCCCCAATCTAAAAAATATATCATAAATAAACTTAACATTCTGATTAAGTCCATTAGACCAAAAACTATTAGCTAGATTAAGAGTGATTCCAATTTTCATGAAAGCAACTTTCTATATTGCTCTCGAACACGGTCATTGTCAGGAGAAAATTTATGTAATACGTTTTTAGCTGCCGACCTATATGTATCTATATTGTCGTCGTGAAATTTTAAAGCTCTAATTAATTGTTCTGCGCCAGTATTAATATCATAACCAGGGTAAAAATAACCAACCTCTTTAATGTCAAAAGAATTATGTATGAGAGGTATATCTAAATATAAAGCCTCAAGGTATACATAATTTAAAGAATTTAAAATTTGATGGGAAACGATAACATTAGATGTATCAAATATATCTTTCATTGAAATTCTATCGCCAAAAAATGATTTATTGTGCTTGACTATATCTAGTTTTGACATCAAACTTCTAAAGTATAACTTTTCTCTAAATTTAGCAGAACAATAAACTTGTAGATTATGTATTAAGTGGGGTTCTTGTTTGTAGGTCGCCTCGACTAGATAGATAGGAATTAAACAATTTTTAGTCATGTTAAGATTGGGCTCCATGATGCCAATGTTTTTGTCTTGACCGGGTTGATATCTTTGCGACGAATCCATGTATTTAGGGCTCCATATATAAGGAATATTGAAGACTTTTTGTGTATTGTAAAAAGTTTGTAAATACGGTATAGAAAAAGAATAATGAGGAGACACCCAAACTTCGTCAATATTATCTGTATTTAATGCAACTTTATCCGTCGAGTCACAAAACTCGATATCAGTCATCAATCTATTACCATAATGCACATGAACATGCCTACATCTTGGATTTTTACTTTTTGCGATATCAATCGTTTCTTTTTTTAATAACGATCCAGTTTGTAATACATAATCAAATTCATAGTCACCAATTTCATGTTCCTCCATGATTAAAATATCCAAAGGAGGGTCGACACATTCTTCTACATCATGATTCACGCAAATAGAAACATTATAACCCATATCCTTGAGCATCTCCGCCAAGAATACTATATTTTGATTTAATCCATTTACGAACAAACTTCTATTAAAAGTCGCAGTTAATAATATATTCATTAGTATAATATACACCAATGAATGATGGGGGGAAATATTTTAGAAATTATTTATATCTTCTTGCTTTTGCCATTCGTTGAATTTATGTTTTAATTCGAAATATTTATTTTGAACATATTGAAAGTAACCTAATTCGCTAAAATCACATTGATCTACCATTTTTTGCAATGTATGTTCGACTACATTTAATATTGAAATTTTAGTTTGATGTCTAGATTCAAATGATTGAATGTTTGAATATATACCCTGAATGTGTTTTTTAATTAAATTAATATCATTGTTTAATTCTGGATGCTCCTTTTGAATAAATTTAGCAAATATCTGCAGAGACCCCTCTTCTAGTTCTGAAATATTACCAAGAAGTTCCTTTAAGAATTTTTGTTCTTGTAGATAAGTGAAGTATATATTTTTATGGGAAGTTTGATTTAACTCTTTAAACATAATCAATTTAATTAGGAGTAACTGTAGGTGTTAAACTAGAGGTTGGCGTGATGCTGGTTGTTATTGATGGTGTAACTGTAGGTGTTAAACTAGAGGTTGGCGTGATACTGGTTGTTATTGATGGTGTAACTGTAGGTGTTAAACTAGAGGTTGGCGTGATGCTGGTTGTTATTGATGGTGTAACTGTAGGTGTTAAACTAGAGGTTGGCGTGATGCTGGTTGTTATTGATGGTGTAACTGTAGGTGTTAAACTAGAGGTTGGCGTGATGCTGGTTGTTATTGATGGTGTAACTGTAGGTGTTAAACTAGAGGTTGGCGTGATACTGGTTGTTATTGATGGTGTAACTGTAGGTGTAGGAGTAGGACTAGGACTAGGACTAGGACTTGGTTGAATCGATAAAACTTTTTTGTCTGTATCTGTAATCATTAAATCTAGAAAGTATCCAGATTGCGGGATAACATTTGAAAATTTAACATGGACCTGATTACTGGTTGGTACGGAATATATGCTGGCGGTAATAAAATTACTATCTATATTGGGAAGAATAATAGATGGATCAACGAAAGGAGAGCCAGTAAAATTTAAACTAGCATAATCAATAGATACATTATCCATTCCAGAGCTAAGAGGTAATCGAGACGTATAAATCTTTTGAGAGTTTAACTGATCTAAAATATTATTGTAAGTATAATCTACGTAACTAACAGTTGACGCATGATCTTGAGAACCCGAATGGTCGTATAAAATAACCTTATGACCACTAGTTACATAAATATCGCTATCAAATGTTTTTTGGCCAAAAATAGTTTGAGTGGTATTAGTATTAACTAATTCATTTTCTAATAAATAATTTATGTCATTTACATTTCCTTCGATCACATCTTGGCGATGTACGTCTACATTTACAATAGAATCATTATTAAAATGAAATAACTCAAAAACTCCGGAGCCGGTCTGAAAAGCATTATAAGGTTCAAAATGATACATATAATACTGACCACTAATATAAGATCCTGAATAATCGTTTCCTTCAACATTGTAACGTTGATTTCTCTGAATGGTGTCGTCTGTATATAAAAGATGATTACCCAGGGTAGTCTCTCGATGAGGGTAGCTTTTGTATTCACTAAAAGAGAAGTTTGAGTTTATTGAAGAGCTAAAATTACCAGAAATAGGAACTGCTACACCTTTATGTCTCTCCCTAATTCCAACTATATTATGTACAAGATTTGAATTTTTAAGAGTATAAGAAATTGTGTCTTGAGGGGAAACTTCTACATTAAAATTAATGTTTAACTCAGGAGGTAAAACTTCACCTTCAATATTTCCAGATTCGTAAATAATAGATTCATCTAATGCATTGACAAATTTAAAATCGTAATTAGCATAACCTGAGTAAGCTATTATACTATCTCCATGATAGTCAAGAAAGCTAGTATCATTTTGGCCTGAGTAAATTAATTTGACTAACCCGGTATTTTCAATACTGGGTGAAGTTTCGAAAGAAAGTTCTGAGTAACCATGGAAGTAATCAAAAGTTAAATTTTTCTCAGATATGCTTGGTAGAGGTATTGTGATCTGGCGAGTTAAATAATCTTCAAGAGAATTCGATCCACTTTCATGCAATGCAATAGTAGAATAAAATATATCATGTTCTCCAGTTCTATTATGGAAAAATTCAAATTCGAGGCTACTTAATGAATCAAGTGTTCCAGTAAAATAAGAGTGTTCTGAAAAAGCTAAAGATTTATCTGAGTCAATTGATATTAATCCATATGAACCTATATCATTCAAATTAGAAAAAGTAAAGTTATTATAAATATATTGATCGTCGCTAGATAATGTAAAATTAGTTATATGATTTGACTGGCCAGCAGAGTCAATGCTAACTTGGTTTACATAGTATAAAGATTTATTATATGCATAATTTAGCCCACTGCCATTCCAATTATAGGGAGTTACTTCAAGAAAGCCAGATTGACCTGTGGGGTAATCTATATTGAATTTTTTTGTAGTTGATATGCCAGTAATGAAAGGGTTAGTATGATCAACATTATCGCTAACACTGTAGAGATAACCGGAAACATTGTTTAATGAAGTTGATAAAGAAATAGATAGATCCACATAGCCATCACTATAACCCTCAAAACTGTGAGCACAACTTTCAATAAATGGAGGATAATTATTAAATTGAATAAATCCAGTAGTCGAATGATTGTGAACATCCTTCAGAATAAATTCACCAGATATAAAGTGCTCAGAATAAATGTTCTCAAAATCAATTTCATTACCAAAAGATACTCCAGAAAACAAAGTTTGATCATTAGCAATAAAACGATAATCAATCGACGTAAATAAAGGTTCTTCATTCAAGTTTTCAATAATTTCGCCATCTCTGACATTTTTAATGGATAGAGATATATTATTCAGTCTATTTAAGTAATCTATCTCACTGTAATAATATAATCCATTTTTATAAAAACTTACAGGAGAGTCATTAAAGTCAAAACCAACAAAGACATCGAAATTATTAAGTTCGCCGAAATTTGATACAGGCACAGACTTAATCTCACTAGAATAGTGTGCAGGGGTAATCAGAAAATCATCAATATAACCATAAACATTAACATACATACTATCACCCTCAGACAAACCTGATCCAGTATAATAGTTATTATATGATGTTATATTTTGATATATAGAATCATTAAGGTAGCTTTGAATATTATACCTAGAGTAAGGTTCAGGGGGCCATGTGAAGCTAATATATCCAGTGGGTTCCATGATGATATTATAAAACTATACTTCAATTAAATCAAATTTATCAGGATTGTATTCAATTGCAATCACTTCAAACTTTAGGCCATTAATTTCTTTCAAATTTTTGATTTGATATTGCATTGGAGCAATTTCAGAATTGTTAACTTCTTTGATCATCCAGGTGAATCCAGGTCGAATACTGCTGTCAATTGCATTCTTCAAATTAATACTAAAAACAGAACTAGTAGATTGTACTTCATGATTTTCGAACTGTGGTGATCTATCATCAGCCATTTCTCCTTCGTCTGTTAAACATTGAATAGATAAAGATTTCAACCCACTCGGCAGAGTAGAAACAGGGATGTCAATTTCGATTGTTTTTCTATTCGAGCTAATTTTTAATATTTTACCAGAAGATTGCTTAGGGAGTTTGTTATTATCAATTACATTAATAACATCGCCAATTCTTAAATAAGATGCAGGTAAACCAGTTTCAAACTGAATTATTTCTTTTTGCATGTGAGTCGTTAATACTTTGCTTCTAGCCAAACGCAGAGCTTCTCCTTTTCGAGTGATAGAAATACCAGCAAGTTTAACGTGCACATAACCTACTTCAGAGATACTTTCATTGTCTTCAAAGTACTCACTTTTCAACCTATACTCATCACGTTCATCTAGATAATCTACCGTACAAGCCGAAAGTCTTTCTGTTTTAGGTGTACTCGAGTAACTAAAGCCAGATTCAGTGACATTTGAATTGTTGAATATCATAATGGGATCTCTTTTTAAATCATCAGATATATAAATTTTCCCACCACTAAAGTTTAGTGTAGCATTATATAGATTTAGTAAACTTTTAATATACTCATAAGCTGGTTTTTGTTGGTCAATATATAGGTTGCACATAAACCTTCTTTCTTTATAAGTCCTACTTTCCAAAGTAGTTGTAACTGGTTCATCAGCTAATTTTGAAAAACGTAAAAAAGAAAACTCGTCAATATCTTCTTTCTTGATTCCATATTTACCTAATCCATAAATTGGATTAATTAATAAATCATATATAACCCATGCTGGGTTACTAGTCCATTCTAGTGAATCTTTGAAGAAGTCAGTGTCATCAACATGAATTCCATATGTGCCAGTGCTTGCATCATAAAACGAAGGAATATTGACAAGTTTACCTTTTACAACAAATTCTCTTTTAGGTATGTCTGGTAAGTCTTTAGAGTTAGTTCTCATTGCAAATAATGCTGTATTGGGATATGAGAAATACCCTCCTATATATTCAGTTGCAGCAAATAATTCAGTATCCATCTTAAATCGAGCTTCCATTATTCCATATTGAACAGGGTCCATCTCCCTGGTAAGCCTATAAACTTTGATAACTCTTTTTTTAATATTTTTGGGATCACTTTTGTGATCTAATTCTGGGAAGTTTTTAATATATACATCTTTTATAAAGGGGGATGTTGAACATCCAGATGCAGTAAATGTATAGCTTTTCCAATTCTCGGGAGGATCTCCTTCTATACCGTATTCTATTTTGAACATTATTTTAGCAGGCCAAATTTCACCGCTGTTTTTAATTATGTTACCAACCTTAAAGCATAAAAAGCTAGGACAAGGAACTTTACTAGCTATAGCAAAGCCAAGTACTCCCCCAATTAACTGCAAGCCAAATGCCATAAGTTCACCAGCAAATTCAGAAGTTTTAGATATCTTGCTAGCATGAGATAAACTTGGTGCATTAACTCCAAAACCAGGTCCACCAGTTACAGCTGTACCACAAGCGGGACCAGTGTTACCCGCATTCGTTTGAGCTTGAGGGTCAGGAGCTAAACCTCCAAGCATTTCGATTAACTTGCCAGTACCAATATAACCCAAAATAGCTCCAATTATTGGCATTAAATTTAAGGTTACTATTTCTTCATCTCCTTCATAAATATAATGCAATTCATTAATTTTAAATGACAAAGCCACCATAGATATATCAGGGTTAGAGACTGTATGAGTATAGTAGTAGTCGCGCTCCCCATGATTTCTAGGGCCATACAAAGGGTAGTTTATTACTTTAGTTTGTGCGGGCAGCCTAAATTCTTCATTTTCTAATAATGGTTTTTTAAGCTGTTCGGGTAATGCAGCTAACACTGTGCTGTTCAAATTATTAATGTCAGACATTTTACTTTGATTGCCATTTTGAAAGAAACCGCACGAAATATTAAAATCTAGTTTTGAAAAATTAAATCTTCCAGTATGATCTCTAATAGGTGTGTCATTGAGAAACACACTGTACGCCCAAGAAAAAGAATCAAGTTCAGTAGAAGTGTCAGCCGTAATAGAATTGGAAGTAATTCGAGTAGTAAATGAGAGGTCTATATCTTTATCTTCTATACCGTATCCGGAAGCAGTATGATTTGGGTCAATAGTTAACTTGGTTATTGCTCCATCTGAATTTGTAGATATAAAAAACCTAATTTCACTAGACTCATCTTCAAATGGCAAATCATCAAAAAGATTACCAATCTCAAAATCCCTCGAAAAACCCATCCCTGGGCGTAGCATCTGAATTCTAGAGAGCTTGCCGAAATTATCACCTTTAAGAGAATCGGCGGAGATATTAAGAATGAGATCTTGCTTCATCATATTGCATCCTGGCCAAAGAAGGCGTGAGTCATTATTAGGAGCTGAATTGGAAAATGATAGATCGGATTCGTTAAAAAAACCTAATTGAGCATTTGCTCGGTATTTAGTCCTAGATGAAAACCCAGAAGAATAATTCAACTGCGCAGAAGTTACAGCTCCTATATTTGTGTCCTGAAATAGAACTCCATTTAATAAAGATAATTCTGACTGAGCCATAATTAAATGAACACATAATTCATCTTGATCATGAGTAATATCATTAAATGAAGCTAACTGGTAACCTGGGTCAACAACTTTAATTGAATCAATAGCACCCAGTTCATCAGTAAGAACCAGTGCTTTAAAGCAGCTTAATTCTAATTGTGAGAAGAAGCCAGATCTTCTAGTAGAAGCGTTTCTGTCAAATGCATTATTAAAATTACTATTAGTCCTCCACCATGATTCCTGGGCGGATGTGCTGGTAAAATTTGGAGGAACTTTTTGTAGTTGCTCTGGAGACTTACCAGTCTTTGCAATAAATCCATATATATAAAATGCACTTTTAGGTTGATAGCCTCGATTAGATCCAGACCCAAGGGAAGATAAAGTGATGCTTTGTACTCCCATTAATTTATTGAAAACTTTAATTCTTGAACGATTAAAAACTTGTTCTCCTTTTTTAGTGAAATAACCCGCACCTGCTGCACCACGTGTTGCACCTGTTATTCTTCCTGTAAAAAAACCAGAGTTACTTACAGCTATAGAGTTAATAGAAGTAGTATAGCGGCCTGAAGAATTTAGAGATATAAATTCAGGTGTAAAATCTATTCTAGCTTTACTAGAAGGTTCTGCGAGTTGATCGTTGTTTGATAGATCTTTTCTGTCTACAGATAAAGAAAATTTGCTTCGACCATTAACTATATTATTAGGCATAATGCCTTGAGCAACTTTTTGAGTAGCTCCTCTGGATAAATTCGGTCGCGATTGATTTCTAACATATGTTGCATAGTTACTATGAATATCGTCTGGAAAGACTTGTTTGAGATCTCCACTAGAACTAAACTCAATGAGCACATCTTGATACTGATTACTGGAATCAATTTTCAATAAAATGCCGAAATCTTGATAAGAAGGACTATTGACTTTTACACTGTTTTGTTCGGATGAATTAGATAAATTAAAGGGAGCTGGGCGTTCATGAGTAAATGGGTGAATAGGTGTCCACATACCTTCGCCTTCATTTCCATTAGGATCCCACACTGGGTTATCTGGTACATTGGTAATAAAAATTTTATCAATTCTTCCTAAATCTGATATAGCACAAAAACAATCTATTCGAGATAGGCAATATTGAGGTAGGGTTGTATCAGCAAAGCCTATATTATATAACCTAAAGACCATAACTTCAGCTCGGTAGAGTAAGTTATTATTATAAAAGCCACGGCTATATCTATCCACATTAGCTCCAATACTAGAGAAAAAATCAGATGCATCAATATCAATAAACTCAATTACATCGTCATCTAGTAAAGTATGCTCTAAGGTATTGATGCCGTCATCTATGATTGTTAAGTTGTCAAGTTTCCACGCATCGCGTTTATTATACATATATGCGGGAGAACCGTTAATTGCATTACTTAATGTGGAACCAACTCCTGGTATTATTTTGATCTGTCGAGGTGAATGGTTGGCTCCTTCGGCATCTTTAGTTGTAGTGATGGTTGCTCGCTCAAATGAAAAGTTTGGTTTATTTAATTGACTGCGAATAAGTTCTTGAGCTTTGTTTATAAAATCATTAGCAAACGATGCATTGCGTAAAAATAATGAAACGGGGGCAGTTTTATTTCCGAAGCCAATATTTGTAGTTGTTGATGTATTGCCAGGGTCATCAGTTAAGTTAAATGTATTATTTCCAGCGAACACACTAAAAGCATTAATTTTAGCAAATAAACCACCAATTTGTTCGCCCGAGCTATCGAAGCCTCGTTGAGGATAATCAATCATGTAACTATATCGATTAGATAAAAAGCTAGTAGGTCTTGCATTATCTGGAGTAAAAATATCGCCAAAGCTATCAGTGAAATTAACAGCCGTATTATTTACATTCGAAAATCTATTAAAGCAATTACTATGAATATTTTCTCTCGTACCAAATACAGTAGTAGTACTAATGGTGATTGTTTTTTGATAAAGTAATGCAGACAATGGAACTTCCAAAAAAACTACGGTACGCATTTTTTGTCGAGATAGAAATTGTCTAGTACAACGACGAGAGAAAAAAGAGCTAAAGTCTTGATGCCAGGTAGGTTCACTACTTAAATCACTGAAACTACCATTGAGGTTTTGTACCCTCCATTTAAGATCTCCAGTCCACAACACCATAGTAATAGTTATACTATTAATATCTGATGCAGTTAAAGAGTCCCCTCGAATATCAGCATAAGGTCGAAGCATACCCTTCAATTTACTAGAGGTAAATCTATTATCATTATTTAAAGAATCAATAATAAAATCAATATCATCATCCATGTAAGTTTGGAGGGCGGGGTCTGTGTGAGCAGAAACAGAGGTTGCAAATCCAAAATCCAAGCAGTAAGGTGCAGAAGACCTTTGTCTTTCTGCATTCGATATAGCTTCTTGTTCACGAAATTTAAAATCTAAGTGAGGCGGAGAATTATCGGGAGTAATATTAATTCGAATATCCTCATCTATAGAGGAACTCAAAGAATTACCAAGGTTGATTAAGTTTTTAAACTCTTCACTATTAGACATAGATTCTATGTCTAGCTCTAATGGGTTTTCAGTTTCCACGCGTAACAATTGAGACCATTTGTGAAACCTTTCGACAGTTAAGCCAAAATCTCGACTGAATTGAGCTATTTCATTTGGTTCAGTGGGCATAGAATAAAAATTTTCTAAGTCAAAAACTGGAATGTGTTGATATACTGAATTTCCATTTGTGTCTATAAAGTTAGAAGGTAGCCCAACATTAGAGCCTCCAGCCCAATTAGGGAATGATGAGCCATTACTTCTAAATTGATTTAAGGATAGAACTCCAAGATGAGGAATGCCTGCGACTAAAGGAGTCCTAATCGTAAAACCAGATTCTATTGCGCCTGAAGTCATTAAGAGAGAGCTTATACTGCTCGCAGGTATACCCGGATTTGCTGTTAAAAATAGTTGCTTCGTTGTCTCCCAAGCATTAGATAACTGATGTACATAAAAACTGAAGTTAACTCTATTGTGAGCATAATATTTATCAATCATATTAAAGGTATCTGTTGAGTTGTTATGTTTATGCTCTAGTAATACATAAGTTTTTTCTTTTGATGTAATCGATGCAACTCCTAACGAAGCACTATCAAGAACCAGATCAGGGTCTGCAGAAGGGTCTATAGAGCTTTCTGAGAAAGATGCATTTTCAACAGATAAAGGTTCATCAAATAAAATTTCTAAATCCTGAGAATTATTGCTAGCAGGTTCATTACCTATAATTACATGATTATTGAGATTAGCAGGATAGGTAGATCCAGTCTCATTGATCCCAATGTCGAAAGAAGGATTATCTTTATTAATTTCAGATGTAGGTAGCAATTTGTTATGTTTTTTTGAAAAACTTATAGTTTTGAAATTTGCAGAATTATCAACAGATGATAATAATTGAGCATTAGTGCTATAACCTAAGCATATTTCTCCATGATCATTAGAGAATGCGAGTGTAGTAGAATCAAAGCTAGAGTCTTTAGTTACTGGGAGAGCTAAACCAGCAATAGGTCCTTCAGATATAATATCTAAATTTCTATAAATACCTATTGATTCTAATTTAGTGTAATTTCCTCGAGAGCCAATTCTAGAGCGTGTAATTCTTGGGTCTTCGCTTGGGTTACCATCATCAACTAAAGCAAAACAAGACTCACTAGAAGATTGAGGCCTCAAAAAAGAATCTAGATCACCATCATTAGGAAAGATGTAAGGTTTTGATCCATCATTACTACCATTATCGAGATAACTTTGAGTTGAACCATAAGTAGAAGCTTTTGATGAAGATGGTCCTAGAGATAATTTTCCTCCACCTTTAGATGGTTCAGAAGAATAATGGGAATTATAACTATCATTACCTTGATCAGATTTAAACATTTTTGCGGCAGCTCCAGCGATGGAGTGTGACAATAGAGATCTCTTACTGGGATCATCAGGATTATTACTGGGTTTGATTATTTGATCATTAGATACTTCATCTGTATCTAGAATTGAAAAATTATTAACGGTTGATAATTGATGAATGTTTTTATCAAAGTTAAAAGTTTTACTAGGATTATCGGTGAAAATATTAGCATTAATTTTTGGAGGTTTCAAAATAGTAGCCGAGTCATAATCAAACTCAAAATTAGAAATGTTAGAATTAATTACTAAGCTACCAACTTTTAATTGACCGTAAATAATAGGAATGGGAATACCTTGCTCAGTGCGATTTTCATTAGAAGAATATAGCCACGAATTGGTTGTAATAATTTCATACTCTTTACCACTTGATTTGACTGGGTTTAATTTATTGGCTAACTTTTGCATACCATAGCCCATCAATGCATTCATGGCGAAGCCCAGGATTGGGCCGCCAGCTTGACCTTCTAATTTAGGGTATACATGATAAGAGTTTTGATTTAAAATCAAATCAGAACAATAAGCATCTAAATGATTTTTTTTATCATCAATAAAAATGAAATTACCACCTTTATATATCTTATTAATAAAGTATTTTCTAAATTCAGGAAATTTACCAAAGCAGTACTCGAAAAAACTTCTTACACTATAACAATCTACATCAACTGTATGACCAATGTAACGAGCTAATTCCCCATGAATAATAAATTTTTTCATAAATCCTTGTACCTATATACTTTATACACTTTATTTAAAAGTTCAGGGCTAATAAATTCAGAAATTGGGTATCCATAGACTGGGTGATGAAAGACTAAACTATCGTCAACAATACCTATATGAGGATAAATAGAAACATTGGGCTGAAAAACTAATAAATCGCCATTCTGGACATTTTTAATAGAAGATTCGACGAAGTATTCATCGAGATGAAAAATAAGTTGATTTAATGAATTTGATTCATTTCTAGACCAATTAATATTATAACCCTGTAAATTGATATTAAATTTATTCAAAAGATAATCTTTTACATATATAATACAATCTTGAAAGTAAGGAATAAACTGTCTACTTTTTAAATCTGTTGGCTCATAGTTATTAGGGTAATATAAAAATCTATGGCGGTTACTGACATTAAAAATAAAAGAAGGTAAATTAAAAGAATTAGCTGACTCTATATCTAGCTCACTGGGATAATTATCTTTTATATGACTATGAAAAAGAGAGACAACTAGATTTTCTGAATACATAGTGTAAAAAGATGGATCAGAACTCGTGAATGAATGTGGGTCAATTAAGTTTTCATTAGCTACTTTAGAAAAGCATAGGTTTGAATCTTGTGAATTTAAATAAAAAAAACCACATACTTCAGTATCGGGAGAAGATAAAGCATAACGAAAGCACTGTTGAAATGCTTGTTTATGCTGGCCAAGATCCAGGAAATCCTCCAAAAGGTAACCCTCTATTCAATTCTGTATTACTAAACCTAAGCCGACAACCTTTTAAGTTTTTTGAACATGCATCTTTTACCCATTTTTTAGGGTGAGTAATCGGACTTTCTCCAGCTGTCGTGTTTGAGGTGCAAACGAAGATTTTTTTTTCAGCAGCACCATTATCTATAAAAACATAATCCCTAACGGCATATGTTCTGGTGTCTAAATAAGCTCCTTGATTATTGAGGTTTGTAAATTGATTAGTATTATTTGATTCATCTGCAACAGGAGCACCACCGTAACCACATCCATGCTCACTCCTATATTTCCACTGACATACATTGTAAACTATTTTGCGAGCTGGAATAAGTCCACCCTCCTTCTCAAAAGCGGAGACAAGCTCAAATTCAATGGTTTGAGTATTCTCTACATTTTTTTTGTTTATAATGTATGTCTCTTGAGGGTAAGAAGATTCATTACCAGAGCCAAAAGGGTTCACTCCATTAGGGAAATTAGATCCATCGAGAAAGCGCACAAAAGTTTTGATACGTACTATCTTAAAGCCAGTAAAATTATCAAAGTGATTCGAGCGTAAACTAAAATAGCTGTCAGAATTATCAAATCTTAATGTTGGTCGAGGTAAAGTTTCATCAACATAATCAAAACCTGATGCAGACAAAGGTACATAAAGGTATTCATCTTTATTGCTTGAGGTGCCACCATAACGTATATTGTGTTTGTATCCGTTCTCTCCACCGTGAAATTTATAAAAACCTATAGAACTACCATTTTTATCTTTTAACTCTAAATTATATAAGCTAATCGGAGTAGATGGATCTACATCCATAATCGCTTGCTTTATATCTTCATTGAAAGCCATGATATATTATATGCGAATTAAGATAAACATTCTATAAATGTTACATTAATATTGTGATTATTATAATAATTGAAGGTATGTGTCCATTCCGGGCAATAAAAATATAGTATTTTATTTTTATGATCTGAGTTATAATTAGGATTATTGTTAGATATGTAATCGCTATTTACATGGAAGGCAAATTTTTTGTAGCCTAAATGATGTTCTAGAAATAACAAGATACGCTTGGCTTCTATATTTGACCTATTGTTAAATTGAAGATTTAAATTGCATAAATTGGGATTAAAGCCATATTTTGTGTATCGTTGAGAAGTTTCATCAAGATTTGCATTTTTATATTTTGGAGAAAAATCTATTGTAGTGGAGTAACTAGGATTAAAATCGAAGATTTTATTATCTAAATACTCACTCGCAACCCTAGGGGCATAAGGATAGAAAGAGCATTCATTAGGGTTATCAATAAAAATTGAATGTCGGTGTTGATTGTTTTCAATTAAACCATCACTATAACTATAGCTTGAAGGGTGCTCGCTTGTGGATTGTATGCTGGCTATTGATGTCGAATTATTATTGATAGTTAATGAAGAATCATTTACTTTAAAAGATCTATATGTGTCTTTTTCATATAAATAGTTGCCCTTTTGTAAAGATATAGCAAGTCGCACATCATCCGTAGATGTATTTTTAACAGTAAAAATATGTTTTCCATCTTCAGTAGAATCTGAATGATGTCCATGCAAACTTGAAATGTCGCCAGGAATAGTCTCAATACAATTTAATTTATATTCAGACATAAGTTGTCTAGATCGAGTAGTAAAAACATTCGGGTCAATAGAATCTAAGATTGTATTATTTACAGAAATAAATTCAGCTGAAACATCATTGACATTAAAGTTATTAGTACTCGAAGAGTACCGCAAGCAATTAAAGTGATTTGTTTTATATGGATAAAATGGAGAGTATAAAAATGCATCTAAGCGTTTATTATCAAATGTAGGTCTACCTTGACTATCATTAGTAGTTGATTGAGCTTCATATTGAAATTGATTTTCAATAAAAGAAATTAATTCTCTTGATTCAATATTAGTTAACTGAGGGAAATTTAAATTCAACTTCATAGTTAATGAATTAATACCTTTAGGTAAAACTTGTTTGAAGTTATTGGCAAAAGTTATAGACTCATTAACAGAACTAAAAGATGCAGTACAACCAAAAGAAGGAAGGAGGTTTGGAAAACTAGAATTATTGCTTGGATTTTTTACATTCATTATCGTAATGTTTGGGATGCACTCATTGACCCAACCAAATAACCTTGAGAATCAACACTCAATGATTTGGAGGTAATTGGGCCAAAGCAGCTAAATGTTTGAATAAGGCCGTCAGAATTGTCGGAAAAGTTATCATACTCTAAATCTTTTAGTAAGATTTTTAAATTTGCATGTTGGGATCCATTTTCTTCAGAAATAATCGATGGATCAAGGTGCTCACCCTCAATACTAACATTGATAACTGTATTGGTATTAGAAACCCTTTTAGGAATATTCATGAGATTTCTTTCAGAATCTATATTGCTAGAATCAGGAACTTGAAATGTAGCTGATCGATTGGAGGATATAGAATAAGAGCATGAAATCGGGTGTTCCATATCAAATTCCGTAGTACCTACAATCTTACTATTCTGGCCATGAGCAATGGATTTGTGGTTCCTGTAATGAAACTGAGCATCACTAAAATATGATTCAGTTAAACTAGTATCATGGTCGATCTGACCATATATATCAAAATTAGCAGTAGCTTGAGATAAAGAATTAGGAGCAAGAGAAAAAGATAGGTTGTTTAAGTAAGCTCTACTAAAAGAAAAATCGCCTAAATTACCATGAACATTACGCTCGTTGATTGGAGGGTGATCATTAACATTAAACATTCCAGTTAAATTAAAAAAACTATTTAAATTAGATGAATTGAAATAAAAATTAACATCTAAAGATCCAAATGCAGGGCCTGTCGGTATGCTTTTAAAAATTGGATCAATATATCCATTTTGTATACTCGTTTCAGGAAGGGAAGTATTATCTTTACAGTATAATTCAACTACATAATTATGTCCATCTGGAAAAACATCATGCTTAAAAAATAACTTTTTATTATTAGGAAAAATAATAGGAGTATCTTTAGGTATTTTATGTATTGATGAAGCTAAAGGTTTAGGAGGTCCATTAGTTGGGCCCAAAACAGCAGAATAAGTTCTATCGGGGAATAATGTAAATGAAGTATAGGATAGCTCTGTAGACGTAGAGTTCGATTCTTGTAGCCTACAAATTTGAATTAAGTTATCATTTAACTGTCGCGCAGTCTCTGTTGGCTGATTAACTGATAAATTTGCGCTTTCAGCTAACAAATACTCTGTTTGAGATCCATTTGATAAGCGAATTGGGACATCTTCGTATGGTATAAATTTCATTATTTTATATTCTATCCGATCTATTAATGTAACCTTTATAAGATAACTGCAATTTTAAGGATTCATTACTGCTACTTTGAATAGATTGACTTAACAGTCTGGCATTCTTGATTGTTATAGATTCAATTAATTGGTCATTAATAGGGTTACTTAAGGAAATTTCAACATCCTTCATTATAGGGGATTCTAAGTAGCTTGAAATTTTAGGCACTTCGTAGTTGTCGATATCAATACTAACATTTAATTCTTGATATATCGGGAAGTCCGTATGTACTTGAACGGGAAAAGGTTCACTAACTTTATAAATAGGTTCTCTATTGATACGTATAGAATAATCAAAGCTAGATACTCTATTAGTATTGAAGCCATGAACATCAAGAAGTATTGAGCCTTGGTTTGGTATTTGTATGGGTGGGTGAGCTAAATTACCTTGATCTTTGAGGCCTTCACCAATATCTCCATAGACCACAATAGATGCATTAGCTGTGGGAATTTGACCAATACCTGCAGATAGAGAATATTCAGTTAAAAATCCACTCAAGAAACCAAAACTAGAATCTCCGTAATTAATGCTACCACTAATCGGTTGATCTCCAGTGTAATCAAGTAACTTTTCCTCACCAATGTAATATTTAGAAATGTTAAAATTGCCAACTAAAGAACCTTGCCTTACAGGAAAAGTGTGACCTTTACCGATGATGTTAATGGGAGATTCATCAATACTATAACCACCATCTATACTAACTACCCCCGACAATTGACACCCATCAAGAAAGAATTCCTGATCATAGTTAAAATGGGCATTTTTAAATGCCACTCAGTACGCCTCCTATTTTTTGTTCTTGAGAAATAACATTAACGACTGCATCTTTGATTCGCGATGCAAATTCTTGCTCATTTGGGCCACCTCCTTCAGTAGATACAGATCCGTTAGGTGAAACATTAATGTTAACAGTCACATTACTAGAATTAGTTTGGTTTTCACTTTGAGTATTTACAGTTTCAGTTTTTTTACTTTCAGGACTATCTACTATACCACCCTGATTCATTTTAATAGTGTTTAATTTGTTGAAAAATCCTGGATACTTCTTTTCAACTTTCTGTACACTTGAAGCCTTAACAACATATTCACCTTTATCAAGCATCACTGGCCCAACTTTGTCAATCCCACCAGGACCGTGAACCTTGCCACCTTTACTCATGTACATTGTTTTATTTTGGTGAGACTGATCTCTAAAGTAGTTACTTTTATTGTCAAAAGAAGAATTTTGGTTTTGATAGCTAACATTATTTATGGGGCGAGATAAATTCATATTAGAATGACTATTGATAGTATTGCGATTTATGGAAGATACATTATTAGAGCGATCACCATCTCTAGGCGCGGAGAAAGGGTTATTAGATTTAGGTAAGTTAGTAAAAGCTGATTGATTATTATAAGAACTCATAGAGTTGATCACACTTTGATTTCTGGAGTTACCAGCATAAGAATTGAATGATTGATTTGCATTGCTATTTTTGCTATTGTGATAACGAGATTGTTTTGAATTATCTTCATGAGAATTAAAAACTGACCCTCCATTATTGAATTGAGAATATTTATTAATAGAATGACTGGAAACACTACCGCCTTGATTAAAATTAGAGTAAGGGGATCTGCTGGAGTCAGTATTAAATACCGAGCCTCCCTGATTAAAATATGAGTGTGGATTATTAGAAGAATAATTATTACTCACAGACCCTCCTTGGTTGAAGAAAGATTGACGGGAAGAATTTGAACGTGAATTAGACGTAGAGCCTCCCTGATTAAAATATGAGTGTGGATTATTAGATGAGTAACTACTACTTACAGATCCCCCTTGATTAAAGAGAGATTGACGGGAATCGTTTGATTGCGAATCAATGACTGATCCACCTTGATTAAAGTATGAATACGGATTACTAGAGGAAGTGGTGTTTACTGAGCCTCCTCTATTGTAATATGAATAAGCTGATGAGCTAGGAGATGAATGACTAATTAGCCCTCCACTGTAATTGCCATCAACAACACTACATACACCTCCACTGCATTGTTGTAAACTAGACAGTTCGGATTGTAAGCCTTCCTTGGAAAAATTGTAATTTTTATATGTATCTTTATCTAATAAATACTGGATACTTTTAGTTTTCTTTGCATTGTCTACTGGTGTCAAGTCTTCATTTGACATTTTACTCAATGCATTAAGGTTGTCTGCAGCTTTGTCAGATTTATAAGCAGTAGTTACTTTATTAAAACCTTTTGAAAGCATGTTAGCTCCAAATGACATAGCTAGCCCAGTTGTTAAGTTTCCAAGCATTTGAGCTTTCTCTTGAACTTTTTGATTTTTTTTGTCAACATCATATTGATATTTTGCGAGAAGGTATTCACCGTATTGCTTTGAATAGTCATCTTTCTTGCGAAATCTAGCACTCATCATATTACCAGTAGGATCAATATCTAAAGCAGATTTAGTGTTTAGGCGTTGGTATGCCTTGGGTGCTTCGGGGCCACTATACTCTTCTGGTTCGCGATCTTCTTTATTGGCAAAAGATTGACCTACTAAAGTGCCGCCACCTTTAGCTATTTTCGTTAAGGCACTATCACTACCTTTACTGGATAGAGCATTTTTAGTTTTGTCCCATGCTCTCGATACCCAACTACCCTGATTAAGCTTTAATACAGTGGAATCTAATTTATCAATTGATCCAGAAAGCCTATTAATTGGACTAGAATAATCAGCATTATCTGTTTCAAAAATAGAATTAGGTATAGCAGAATTTTCATCAGAATTTGATTGAGAGCTATTAGATTGCAATAAACTTTTAGCCATAAGTCCACCGTCGGACATTGGAGTCAAGATAGGCATTGGACCCGCACCCTCTGTAGATACATCAAACGACTCTTGGTTGGGCTGATTAAACAAGTCATCTAGGGAGCCACTTTCATTTATATTATCTAAGGCCGAAACTCCGAGTCGATCAACAATTTTCTTTTTAACGACATACTCACCAGAAGTCAACATGGAGGGAACTTTATTCGAGTTACCAACAGTACCACCCGATGCATAACCTTGTATTAAGCCACCTTGATATTTACCTCCAAAACCATCCATTAAATCAAATATTCCGCTCGTGATTTGTTTGGCAGCTCGTTCTGTCAATGCATTACTTATTGAACTTGCGATACCGCCAGCAAACTGAAGAAATGAATCGCTCATACTTTTTGTGCCATCACCCATATTTTTCACTAAATCTTTAAAGCCATTCTCAACAGCATCAAAGGTAGTATTAGCCATAGTTTCTCCAAACTTTTCAAGAGCTAAATTGTTTTCTTTTATACGTTCTGTTATAGTATCTCTAAACAAAGTTTCTTTGCCAAGCTCGATGTTCATTTCTTTTTGCTTCTTGGCAATTTCTACATCGATCTCTGCCGTCTTAAGGGTGTTACCTTGGCTAGCATAAACTCCTTGCTTACCTTTTAATTCCTCCATATCAGCCGTCAAATTAGTTCTAACCGCTTCGTTTTCAGCTTCCCAACCAGTTAAACCCGTATTAGCTCCAGATTCAATGACGCGAGATTTGCCCTGTATGGTTTGCAATCTCTGGTCTGCCTCAGATGTTGAGAGGTCGGATTGCATTAATCCAATGTTTGCAAAATGACCTTCCGCTAATTTAACTCTGATGTCAGCAATAGTTTTTTCAAGATCTTGGCTTTCCTTAGTGATACTATTGAGACTTTCTTGCAAATGTACACCTGCTTCTCTGTCAGCTTTAAATTGTTCGGTTAGATTGCCTGATTCATTTATGAGTTGATCAAATTTTACTTTCGATTCGGCTTGAAATCCAGTCATACCCTGAAATGGAGACTCAGAATCAGTGATCACTTCACGTTTTTTGGATATCGCTTGAGATTCACCTTGCGTAGAAATGTTGTCTAATTCAATTTTCTCTAAGGCTTTTTTACCAAAATCATTGCTATCCAACCTTGCTCGAGCTTCAATTAAACTTTTAGAAAAATTTATAGACTCTTCCGTCATACTTCTTGAAGCTTCCGCTTCATATTTTTTAAATTGAATATTAGCTTTATGTTGATCGGTTAAATTATTGGTTTCAGTAATCAAATCTTCAGTAGCTCCTTTTGCCTGCACTTGAAATCCAGTTAATCCAACAAGTTCGTTTTGTATATCTGGTGAGCTTGTGCCGGAAAAGTCATCTCTTGTGATTTTTTTAAGCATGCCTTCTCTAGCTTGAGATTTACCTACAACATTACCATATTCCGTGATTGTGGATTGCTTGGCTTTTGTTGCAAAATCATTATCATCCAGTCTTTGCTGGAAATCGTTTACAGACTTAACCCAAGATCTACCTTCTTCGTCCATTGTATTTAAAGTTTCCTGCAAATGAACTCCAGCTGTTTTATCAGCTGCAAATTGTGCGGCAAGCTCTTTGCCGGCATTGGTAACCTCTGTAAGATTTAAATCTGCTTTACCTTCAAAAAATGTTTTTCCGGTATCTGGGTCGACTTCAAATTTTGTATTAGTCTCTGTGTTTGAATCTCGCATTTTTTTACCAAAGCCAGATCGCTCGTTGCGTATCCTTTCTTGTATTGTTTGTGCGGCAAGCTCTTGTAATTTTGTATTTTTTTCTTCCGCTGCAATTCGAGCTCTTTGCTTTGCGAGAGCTTCAAGTTCGTTTGTGTATTCTTCGTCGAGAGTTACGGCTAAAGATTCTGTAAGTTTAGAGATGTAATCTGAGTTTTGTAAGTAACTTCTTTTAAACCCATTAACTTCTTTTGAAATTTGTCCATTAATTATAACAGCATCAACTTCTTCTAACATAGCTTTATTTACTTCTTGCTGCATGCCTCCTTGAATAGCAAGAAATTTTTTCAATTCATTATATCTATCTACTCGCTGCCTAGCTGCACCTACCCCATTTTTATTAAGCTGAAATTCTTTACGTAATTGACCAAGATTGTTTTCTGCCATGGATTTTTCTTTATTCGCTACCCTTAATTGTTCATCTTTAGATTGGTTAATGGATTCAAGTTTGCTATTTAAGCCTTCACTAGAAACAACATTCATTTCTTGAAGTTTAGATAACTGCTTGGATTTCTCTGCTGAGTCGTTTAAATTTTTAAGGTAATCTAAAGATCTAGCGTTAGCTTCTTCTGCAGATCTAACACCTTTAAGCTTAGCGGATAGCTCTGACATGCCCGCATCTGTGAGTTGTTTTTGTAATTTTTTGAGATTACCCTGAAATGCTTCTTCGGGATTTTCGCTAGCTTTTACTGTTTGAGTTCCAGCAAGAAAATGCGGTTTAGACAAGTCTTTAGTTTCCTGCATATTTGAGTCTTTGTATATATTTTTTTCGTAATCTCCCTTTAAAGTAGAGAAATTCATGCCAGTATTCTTTTTACTCCCAGCAAAAAGATCTGCAGCTAATTTATTTTGTGCAGCAACAGCCTCGTCGTTTGCTTTTTTCTTTTTGTTTAAATATTCATTATCTATTTTTTTCTGTTCTATTGCAATTTTTTCGTTATTCTCTGTTCCTTCCGAAAGAAAACCTAGGGACTCTGTGAGTTTGGCTTGGTGGTTCATTCTTTGTATGGCATAATTTTGCTCGTCTTTAAGTAACTTGAGGTTGTTGTTTGCCATGGTAGCCTGTAGAGATATAGCGTTTAATAGCTTTCTTTTTTGAGCATTAACTTCTTTAGATATGGAGGCTTGTATTTCATTCTCTTTAGAAATCTTTTCTCCTTCATTGGCTATTTTTTGATATATGGGATTGATTAAAGATAAAGTAGTTCTAATATGTTCAGCACCTTTTCCTGATGCCATTAATTGTAAAACAAACTCAGATAATGGTTGATTAACGTCAGCTATTTCATTAGCATAAGATTCCATCAAATCAAGATCTTTTCCATTATCTCCATTGTTCATTCTTTGAAATTTACTCATTTGACCGAGAGCATCTTGCTTTTCTACCCCAGCAATATTCATAGTGTTAGATAAATTAAGTGCACCACTTCTAAAGTTTATGCGATCTTTTCGATCAAAATTTTCTTGAAAGATTTCTTCGTTACTTTTTCTTCTATACTTCATCCCTCCAGCCCCGAATTCACCTGTGAATCTTGAGTCAGCCAGAGTACCGAAATCTTTAGACACAAGACCAAGAGAATCTTTGCGCTCCATGCTTGTAGCAGCAGCAGTAACTGCTTGACGTATTGTAAGTTTAGTCATAGCTTCTTGCAGCTTCTCCATTCCTTGAGCTGTACCCGAAGTCATAGCTTGCAACTCATCTCCAGATAAATTTAGCTCTTTAGCTAATGTTACAGCTGATTGTTGAAGTGCATTTTGATTTTTTATTAATGTGCTATTGAGAGACATTAATTTCATTTGCCCTTGATATGTATTAGCTTGACCAGAGTTGGTTAAGTCTGTTATTTGTTTTTGTGTTTCCTGGACAGATGTTGTAGCTTCCATTGCACTTCCAACGGCCTCAATACTTTTTGCTGTCTTTTTTGCGGATTTATTGAGTGTATCTAAACCACTATCAAACCATTCTGTATTTTCTTTTAAAGCTGAAAATATGGGGATAACTCCAGCTACAACGCTACCAATTAAAGGTAAACTCTTTGCCGCTCCACCTAAACTCTTTACAAAAGTACCCATTACACCTTTACTTTTCCCAAGAAACCCAGAGGTTCCTTGCAAGCTGCTTCCCCATTTTGTAAGCTTATCAGATAAACCTGAAGCCATTGGACTTAAAGCCTCAAAAGTTAAAGCTGCTTGGCTAGCACCTTGAGCAATACCAGTAAAAGTTTTTACCACTTGACCGGTAGTGCCCTCCATATCAGAAAATGCTCCTTCTAGCATATATGTAATGGTGGTCAAACCAAACAAACGACCTGTTAGATCAGTAGTTGCGTCGCTACCTTCGTTTGCTGATTTTGTGAGATTATTTATAGCTTCTTTACTTTGAATATACTCATTTTGGACATCTTCGGGAACTCCTTGCTTAAATTTTATCTTTCCAATTTTTGCGGGACCACTCTCATCTCCAAAATTAGGAATCAACCCACTACTAGCACCATGAGTTTTAGGATCTATGCCCATTTCCCTAGCTCTCTGGATGCCTTGCTTTACTCCAGCAGGCTCATCACGAGTATTGGTAACAGCCAATCCCATAGGGTTTAACCGAGACTTTAAACTATCGTCTTGATCAACACGAATCATTGATTCAGATATACCCGCAGATTTTTCACGAGCAATCGATTCAGCTAAAGGATTAGCGAAATTAGGAATTAACCCTCTATTCAAAAACATTAAGTCGGACCTAACTTCGGGGCTATTTTTCCATTCATTTATCAGAGCCTCCATTTTATCTTTTTTGATAAAAAGTTTTGTGTTGGGGTCTGTAATGTTTAAGTTCATTTTCTGTTCGCCAGGTAAAGGTCTGCCGCTGGTGGCTTTAGTACCATAAAGACCTCTACGAGAAGATGATGAACTGTTGCCTGATTTTACTGATTTGTATTGATCTCGATAACTTTTTTCGTAAGAATCTTTATCTTTAGTAAATTGACCCTTAAGTTTTTGCATCTGTTGTGGTGGCAGTTTTTTATTGGTCTCTAGCCACTTAACAAATTGATTCATATGGTTGCCGGTTCCTCCAAGGCCAGTATACCAGTCTTTTCCTCCATCGCGTCGATAAGCAAAACTTCTTTTAGCGAAAACGTTTGGGGCAAAGTTAGGAATTAATCCCCTGTTAAAAATTTGCATAACCTCTCGTTCACGAGGGCTAATTTGATTTGTTCCATTAGGATTACGTCCAATATCTGATTGAGGTACAATCTGATTCATTTGTTTATCGTAGAAATCATATTCTTTTCTACCATATTCTGTTTTATAATGTTTTAATAATGAAGGGTCATTTCTTCTGCCAGCAACATTAAGGTAGACACCGCCATTTTTTTTGGCCCACTCTTGTATGGCTCCGCTAGCCATAGCTTTTTTAAATTCTTCTACTTTAGGATAGTATCCTTTTTTAGGGTCAGCTCCCTTACTTAGTATTCTCAATAACTTCTTTTTATTGAATACATTTTTTTCTGGAACAGTTTTAGACAGTACCTGGCCATCAGTCACTGGTTGTCCAGGAGTAATACTACCAGCAAAATTTTTAGCTACTGTTTTCGAAGTGCTAAAAGATGTAGCCCCAGAAGGCATTACATTGTTAGATTCACCTATATCCCTATAACCAGACATAGGCCCACTCACATGAGACTTAGCAAAATTTTGTATAATTTTAACAACATCTTCAGGAGTCTTAACTCCAGAAAAAGATGGCATATTTTTACCAATCGTAGGCTTATCAATTGTTGACCTTGATTTGCTTTGGCCTCTATATAAATTTAAGTTCGCAAAGTTAGGAATTAATCCTCCAGAAGCATTTAATTCTTTAAGTTTTTCTTTGATATTTGGCTCAGCTCCTCCATCTTTAATTTGATCAAGAATCGAAGCAGCTTGGTCACCCACATTAACATAATCTCTAGCGTAAGTGAAAGCAATTTTAGAACCGTCGGGAATTCGCTCCCCAAGTGCGGGCTTAATTTTAGCTGAGGGGCCTTCTCGACTATCTGAGGTGAGCTTATTTTTGTTTTCTGTAACAACATGCTTGCCAATTTTCTTGCCTCGCCTTTGGTCTGGCATGCCTATCATATCAGCTATTTTTGTTCCGTAGTTAAAACTATAAGTTTTAGTGGAATTAGATGCGGATTTACCTTTCATTGCAACTGGACGAGCCTTACTCTTGGGCTGTTTGAATCTAGAAAAGTTAAATAAACCTTGATTCATTATTTTCTTTAGTATTTTGGCGGGCCCATGACCATAATCATTTTGAGACCATATAGTATCTCCGTATGTATATGGACCCTGTATGTCAAACAATTTGCGAAGTTTTGGGTCAGAAGATTGACTAGATATATTCTCTAAGTCAAAAGGCTTACTATCTTTACTGTATGATTTATTAAAAGCTTCCTCAACAATATACTTTTCAAAAGCATTCCCCTTGATAAATTGTTTACCTTGACCTGAACCTAGATTATTCAGTTCATTAATTTTCTTTTGGAAATTTTTTATTTCTTTTTCGTTTAAATGATACGTTAGACCTGGATGAAGAGGTGCATTTTTATTAAATAATTGAGATTCATTTAAATAATTCTTTGGAATATTTACATCCTTGGCATATTCATCAATAGACTTGTATTGTTTAGATTGAAGTTTTGAGTATGCATTTTTATAATTGTAACTAGTAGTAAGTGGTTTATATTTTTGTTTTAATTTTTCATGCTCAGACTTACCTGCATCAAGAGCTATTTTATCTAAGTTTTTGCTGAAGGGGGTAATTAATTGTTTTTCTTTTGGGTTTGTTTTTTGCTTTTGAATTTGATTAAAAAATTTAGTAGCACTACTTAAGGATGGATCGATTGTATATTTACCTGATTCCTTCATAGAATCAAATCCTAAATTTCGAATAAATGAATTTGACTCTTTAGAGCCTGATAAAAATATATGAGAAGCTTGCAACTTAGTTAGCCCACTAGCCTTGAGAAAATCATCAATAGTACTCGAATTATTTAATGAAGATTTAATTTTTCGATAATCTTTAACAAAGTTAGGAATCAAGCCTGAAGATAAATTATATTGTTTTATTAGTTTAGCTTGCTCTTTTAAAGATAAAGATTCTGTATCGATACCAGATTGAGATAAAACATTTAAGGAGTCAGAAAAGTTTTCCTGTTGAAAAGATTGACCTTCTTTGGTTAAACCTCTTCTACGTAGAAAATCAGAAATGCTTTTATCGCTATATAACCTAATACTCTTTGCGATTAAATTAGCTTGTTCAATTTTATTGTATTTAGATTCAATTGGAGTTAAGCCTTTACCTATTTGATCAACCTTAGCTTGATCGTGGGTCATTTTGTAACCCAGGGCTCCTGTGTATTTTTTATTAATTGCTTTATCGTACTTATCACCCACAGCTTTAGTGCTAGGAGCTCGCCTACCTTTTTTTCCTTTAGAAAAATTTTCAGTTTCTCCAATTGCACTAACCTTCCTATCTTTTCTGTTTTGTGGATTATCATAGCTAGAGAAAAATACATCTCTAGATAAAACATTGACTCCTGATTGCTGTAATGCAAGAAGCTCTTTTTGTTGGGACTTGATATGACCAGCTACAGTACTAACTGGAGCTTCTAATTTATGCAAGCCAGTTTTCTTGTTGCCTCTATAATCAGCGACACTAGTTTCTACTTGCATTTTAGCTTTTGGCAATTGAAGAATGTTGGTGCCAGGTATAATAGTAGCTTCATTGGCAAAGTTGGGAATGTAACCGCCATAATATACTGGAGTTCCATTTAGAGAAACAGAATGGCCTGATTGATACTTTGATCTTAAGGTTCTTAATTTGTCTAGCTGATCTTGACTGTAACCGTTTACCTTGCTAAGCCGATCTAAATATAAACTTCCACTACCTAGCTTTTGTTTTAAAAATGTTTCAACAAACCTTCTTTCGTTAGAATTATTAAGTTGAAAGTTTATGCTCTTCCCGGCTTTCTTGTTTTTAAATTTAATACCTTTATTGGCTGGATCGTTTAATGTGTCATTAATTTTTTGAGATCGAGTCCTGGGATCAATAAAATTCGGAATTAAGCCATCGAATTTATATGGGTCGAAGCCATGTTTATCTTGAAAAGTTGATTGGTATTGCTTGCCAGCTTGACTTTTTTGTGGAGGCAAAATAGCTTCTTGAGAAAACCCATCGAATTTTTTAACTGTTTCTGCATCGTTATACACGACATCGCCAACTCCTTTTATTTTAGTTTTCTTAATCTTACCAGGTTTATAACCTGCCTGTTTGGCTCCACCGGACTCAACTACAGCTTCCATATTAGAGACCGAGGAATCTTTAGGGATAAGTCCAGAAGATGCAGTTTTGGGTTTACTTTGGGTTAGGCCAGGTGTAACTCCAGACCTTAATAATCCAGGAGCTAATGAAGCAGCTAATTGAGCTTGCCTTTCTAGGAATTTAGTTTGATCTGCAATTACTCCAAGCATAATTTGCTCTTGTTTAAGTTTGTCACCAGCATACTTATTTAATTCTAGAGCTAATTGCTTATTGTTACCTAAAGCCATAACAATAGATTCTTGAATTTTCCGTTCTTTGTCTTTAGCTGAAACTATTCCAAGAATATCTTTAAGAGAACTTTTAGCGAATTTTAAGGCATTAAAAAACAACTTACCAAATATACCGAATGCAACGACTAAACCTGGACCAGTTAAAACACTTCCTATTCCTCGAACCAAACCTTTAGCGAAATCCGAGCCCAAGGATTCTGAATCTGAGCCAAATAAATCATTTAAAGCTCCACCAGCCGAATTAATAGCATCCAATATATTTGAAATACCTGGAGCTAAAGCTAGCTCTCCTATGTTGGCAGATAATTCTTGAATGGTGAGTGAGGTTTGTTTCGCTAAAGAGGATATTGTTTGCTGGAGCTGAGCGTTTTTTTGCTGTGCTTGGTCGGTAGCACTAGCTGATATATTAGTCGCTTGCGCATACAGAGAATTCTCTCTGTTTAAATCTTTCAAAGCAGCCTTTAAGACATTAATTTGAAAAACACCACCGACTTGCTCTGCAACTGCAGCTTTCGTTGAAGATCCTAAAGTATCATAAGTTTTAGATAAACTAGTCAAGACTGTTAAAGCTGGTAGAGTGTTGCCTCTAATATCTCGAACGGCCACCCCGAGTTCTTCTAACCTATCCAAAGTACTACTTCGTTGTATACGAGTAAATATTGTTTTAAAACTATTACCAATAACAGCACCACCACGAGCTGTAATTTGTTGCGCAGAAGTTACTGCTCCTACCAACTGATCAAAGCTTACCCCAGCATCTTGAGCTACAGCTCCAGATCGAGCTAGAGCATTAATTAAATCGTCCGCACTAACAGCAAACTTAACGTCTACTGCAGCCAATTTATTAATTATAGAGGTAGTAGTTAGGCCAGCATCAGCAAAACCATTGACGGCAGCAGTCAAACCAGAAACTGCAGCCGCTGCATCGATTCCAGTTAGTCGAGTTAATATCAATGCATCATTGGTTCGACGTAATGTTTCCTCCATGGATAGACCTTGACGAGAGAATTCTAAAGCTGCTTCCGCAGCTATTTCTAAGCCTTGAGATGTGTTGCGAGCTACATCAAATAAGTCTCGACCAAATTTTTCTAAATTAGGCAAACTCGTACCTAATACAACATTAATGTCTGTTAAAAGTTTTTCAACTTTAATCGCTTGTATTACAACTTGAGAGAATGCTGTTGCTACACTACCTATAATGGCCGCTGATGCTCCAAATGCAATCACACGAGCGTTAGATGCTTCTAAAGATTTAGAAAACTCATCAGCTTTTTGAGTTATTCTACCCAAAGGTTGTGTGTAATCTGATGCGCGAATTTTAACACTCAAGCCTCTACGATTAACTCGATTGACGATATCTTGAATAGATTCGTCTAACCCTACTACTCTTCCTTTAATGTTTAATGCCATGCCTTATAATTCCTCTCGATATAAGTACACGTTTTTTATTTTGTGTAACCACTTAATTCCATTAAATCCTCCATAGAAAGCGAACCCCCCTTCTTCTCAGCAGCTTCATGAAGTGATACTTTAGCTCCAGAATCAGGAGATTCAATACCAGCATATTCATAATCTTCTTTAGTTGCTCCAACAATCGTGCTACCATCTTTCGCATTATCAAGCTGCTTTTGCATTTTTTCTTTTGCCTCACTAGAGATACTGCCATAATCTAATAAAGCTTGAGGGTCTTTCTTTATTTTTTCTGGAATATGAGAATTTTGTTCAAATATATTTTTGAAAATTTTGGTATAAACAATTAACTTGAGTTGATTATATGTTAAATGACATACTGGATTACCAAAAAAGCCAACCGTATCATCACTAAATGGAAAATAAATATAATAAAAATCCTGAAGAATCATTTCTTGTATTTTCAACTCTTCGAACATTGCAAAGATTGAATTATAGACCTGAATGAATTGAGTTACTTCATCAGAATATAGATCATTAAAGTCAGACTCATCAGTAAAAACAGGATCTTTTAATTTTTCATCGTTGAAGAAACTTTTTATTATATAGTAGTCATTAGACCTTTTGTCGGCATAATCTTCAGCATTAACTCCAAGCAAGGATTTCTTTTTGTCAAACAATTGAGATATTTCTTTTTTGATTTTTTTAATCTCTTCATTTTGTTGATCGATTTGAGACTTTAGAACTAATTGAGATTTAGCTGTATTTAAAGAAGATAAATAGTTTTCCTTTGAGGTAATTTCACTCTCATCTGATTCCGACCAAATGCCGTCAGACTTTAAACTCTCAAGCAATTCTTTTTGTTGGGGTATACCTCTATCTATCGCTTGTCGATAATAAGATTCTCGAATATCATCTATATCTACTTGATCTAAAGCACTTAGATGTTTGATATAAAATTTTTGCCCGCCAATAAAAGATATTGACTTACCTTTAACTATGTCTCTGAATGTTTTTCTGTATGATGTTTGATCCACATCACAAGCTGCCTTCGTCTATATCTTGCTCGAGCTCTTTAAAGTCAGATTCAGATGCAGCTGCACTAAAATACCAGAAACTAATAAAAGCGGTAAGTTTATCATAAACAATTGATAGGAGATTATTTTCCTGTTCCTCCATTGTATAGAGTGCGGCTTTCTTCTCTTCAAATGTTGAGCCTGGAAAAAAACCTACCAAATCTTTATTTTCTTCCGTGTAAGTTAAATTGAGTAAATACCAGCTAATAACTTTAGTTTGAGCTTTGTTGTCTGCCGTATGATTAAGTAAGGCGCTAAAATTCGTTTCTGCAACCGCAATAGCTTTTCTTAGTACGGCCATTTTTTCTCCAATAGATTTTCTCTTTTCTTCGTTAGTTTGATTGTTGGCAGACTGCATGGTCAATTGAGTGATTTCTGTTTGAAGTTGACCAAGTTCTCCATACATGCTAGAAAGTTTTTCCGCATCAGATTCACTAAGCATTCCACCGGTATCAGAATATTTGTTCATTAACATGGCTTTTGTAAGAATGCCGTTCTTGACACAACGACTCATCTCTATACTGTATTCCATGTCAGCCTCTTCCATTTGACGTCGAGTGGGCTGCTTGATAACAAAAGTATGCTCCTTATTAATTGTTTCAGTACGAGTTTCTTTAACTATCTGCTTTTCCTTGACCTTACGTTTTTCAATGTCTTTATATTTTTCATCTTCGCCGTTTTCATTTTTTCGAGTTTTTTCAACCTCAATTTCTTTTTCGACTTGGACTTCTTTTTCGACATCTACTTCTTTTTCTTCTTCAATATCTTCGAAGACTTTAAAACGATATATTTCTTTATTTGATTTTGTATACATGACCTTGTTCCTTTAGTTGTTATATATTATATTACTTAAAATTAAATTTTACAGTAAATTTTTCTAAATCATTTTGAGAGTCCCTAATTGACTCATTGCCCATGTCTAGAATTTTTTTACGAAGATATTGCATCTTATCTTCGTCGAAATAATTTGCCTGATCCAATAAATCGGAATGTTCGGGCAGATGATTTTTTAATTTATGAAAACAGATCTGGTTTTCAGTGTATAGATCCTCCATGAGAACTAAGAAACTTTTAAATAAGCTTTTAGTGCTTCCGTTAAACCTTTCGGATAGAAAATCTTTTGCTTCCATAAAACCTTTTACCAATAAATAATACACATATTATTGGTTTATGTGTAAAAAAAACTATGGGTTCATTAATTAGTGATAGTGATAAAGAGAGATTTCAGGCGGTTTTCGAGAACTTGCATGATACATTCGCTCGTGATATTAAGTTTATAAAAGATGCAAAGCGCGTCATTTTAAGTACCGACCCGAATTATAATTATTTATACAATAATGTAAGGGGGAATGTTGCTTCTGTGAAGTACAAAATTACAGAAAAAATATTTAAAGCCAGAATATTATATATAGGAAGGCAGAATGAAGATATATTTGATGGCGATGCAGGAGCTCAAATTAAAGTCGATAAACATATAGGAGAAGTGAGAATCAAGGTAGACAAGGAAGGCTATTCGTATTTAAAAGATACAAAAAGATGCGAGTTTGATGGAAGAAAGTTTTCAATAATCAGTGATGAAATGCCTCACGGACTATTTGAGCCACATTTTTATACGTTTTATTTAAAAGCTGTAGATGAGGGTTGATGATGATAGTCCGAAGAACAACAGCTCGAGGAATAAATAAATTAATAGATTTAAGACGTTCCCCTGAATACATAGATTCAGTAAATAAAATTGTAGAAATTGAATTTGCAAAAATTAAAAATAAATTAATTTCAGATTTTAAAAGACATCCAGTTACTAGAGAAATAGAAGCAGGAGTTAATGGTAATAATATATCTAAAACTTTAGGGGGTTATGGTAATTTATTTACTTACATAGGTTTTGAATCTAGCTCAAAGCCAATCAAGCCAATATTAAGAGAATTAAATGATATACGTTTAACTAAAATAATTTTTAGTAAAAATGGAAACTTTAATGTATTAGCAATCTATCCAAGTATTAGGCAGATTTTCGATATAACGCCACTGCCTTGGGCAGAAGGTAGGAGTTGGGCTGAGGGAATCGAAAAAGGTATTTCTGGATTAGGTTCATATTTAAATAAAAGTAATGAAAAGAGTAGATCAGGTAAAGGATTGCAAACTGAAGGTGAAATTAGAAAGTCTGGTTTTTCCCCCACTCCATATATATCGAGCATGATAAAGTCTTTTGAATTGAATGTTATTCAACTAAACAGAATTAAAATTTAATGAAACCGCAGTTCCAGCACCAAGTAATTACAAGTTTTTCCCTATGGATAGACCACACAATATTAACCAGGGGGGAAGCATATCAAAATATCGATGCCACATTTTATTATCAAGACGATAGTCGACTAGACCCAGAGTTTATAGCTTTTGCATCGCCACACAAACAATGGGTAACTGATTCATCAGTAGGTGGAGCAGAAGTGATACAAGGTATAACTTTGGATGGTAGATATATTGAAAAAAATCAACAAGGAATAAGGTATGACTATAATAATGGCAGGGTAGTTATACCTAGATTAATAGCAAATGAATCATCTAATGTTGAGGGTATTTATTCTGTTAAAGATTTTAATATATATATTACCGATCAAACAGAAGAAGAATTATTGATTGAAACTAAATTTGATACTAATAGTAGATTTGATCAAGAGATAAGCGGTGGAGTAAAGCCTTACGATCAAGTAGTTCCAGCTATATTTATATCATATGAGCAAGGATACAATTCTCCGTTTGCATTTGGTGGTCAAGATATTACTCACTCAAGTATTAGATGTGTAGTGTTTGCTGAAAGCTCATATCAACTAGATGGGGTATTTTCTATATTGAAAGATTTAAATAATATTGCAATATCTAATGTTGGATTCAATGAACATCCATTAAATGAATTTGGGGACTTGAAGTATGGAATATACGATTACAAGGACTTGAGTGAAAGGTATTACAATGTAAAAAATAGCGATAGTGTTTTTCATATAGAGAATGTTAATGTTTCTAAATTGAACGATAAAATTGCAAAGAAAAGCCACCCAGGACTTTATATAGGATTTATTGATTTTCAAGTTAATGCTTATAGGTTTCCGAGAGCTGAGTTGGTTGAGCCGATTGCTACTAGACCTCCAAATGTACTGCAGGCACCTGTATCTCCATTCGAATTAGCGTTAGGACCTCAATTGCCAATGAGTCCAGTAGAATTGACATTAAATGAAGAACCTTTAGCTCCAGAAAAATTGCAATTTAACGATATACCGTTAAACCCAAAAGGCTTGACATTGAACGATACGTCTCTTGCTCCGGAAAATTTAACTTTAGTAGAATAAAAAAAAAATATTATTATTATAAAAAGGTGTAATATATAAAATATCATGGACGAAGACGAGTTAAAATCAACAAATTTCGAAGTACTGTATAGCTTTAAGCACGTTAATCAATTCCCCCATTTAGCAGATTACTATAAGGTTTATAGGCAAGATGGCGCTGGAGAGGCGTTCATGCACATAAATACTATTCAAGCCACTGGTTTATCAGAAAATGACATACCAATCGAAATAACTGGCAGAGATGTTGTTCCTAATTGTGGTGTTTTGTATAATTATAAAGTTAGTGCTTATAATAATAGGGGAGAAATTGATTGTATTAATCCAACTGTTTCAGGTATTGATTTTATATGCCCAACACCAAGCTCATCTGTGACGCCAACAGCAACAGCAACACCAACGAGCACACCAAGCGTTACACCAACTAATACAGTCACTCCAACAAATACAGTTACCCCAACTGCTAGTTCTACTCCAGCAGAGTCACCTAGTGTAACCCCAACAATTACTCCGACAACAACTCCAAGTAATAGTGTAACTCCAAGTAACACGGTTACTCCAACTGCTAGCACAACTCCTCCAGAATCACCTAGTGCGACTCCAACAGTTACTCCAAGTAATACAGTTACTCCAAGTAATACAGTTACTCCAAGTAATACAGTTACTCCAACAGTTACACAAACACCTGGAGCATCCACATCTCCAACTCCAACAATTACTCCAAGTAATACAGTGACACCAAGCAACACGGTTACTCCAACTGCTAGCACAACTCCTCCAGAATCACCTAGTGTGACTCCAACAATTACTCCAAGTAATACAGTTACTCCAACAGTTACTCCAAGTAATACAGTTACTCCAACAGTTACACAAACACCTGGAGCATCCACATCTCCAACTCCAACAATTACTCCAAGTAATACAGTGACACCAAGTAACACGGTTACTCCAACTGCTAGCACAACTCCTCCAGAATCACCTAGTGTGACTCCAACAATTACTCCAAGTA